ATACAAGCATTACAACAACGTCTAGACGATTTAGAAGGTTAAAAGATTAACCCCTAGCTAAATTAATAACTAGGGGCTGCTTTACTCTTTATTTGTTATATAGGACTACGTCCCTTTATTCTTTATAATTTATTTACTTTGGCTTGTTACCGTTAACAAATTCAATAAACTTGTTTGCTGCATCTAGTACAGCGTCGGCTCCAGGTACTGATGGCACTGCAACAGTTGTTACAACTTCATCACCGTCTTTGGTAATAGCTAATTCATAACCATTAACCTTAGCGTTGTAGTCTTGCCAAACTTGGCCTTGCGCTAGTTCTAATACTTTGGTACGAATCTCGTATCCGTTTGCATTAGTCGATACCTTAGGTACCATACCTTTGATTAAATCTGCCATTGCTTGGGTCTGTTTTAAAATTTCAGCACCGTGTTCTGATTCTACTTTTTGGCTCATATCATTCTCCGTTGTTGTGTGTATGTGTGTAGTTGTGCTATTATTATAGCAAGGTATTTAGTAGTTGTCAACCGCTTAGATTATACTAAGCGAGTGCCAAATTACTGCCATACAAAAAAATGCTAAAATGCCGAATCCTACGTTTTCACATAGTTCGCCATCGCATTTTGATATAATTAGGTCTTCTAGTAATTTTTTCATAAGTCTCCAGGTGTGTGTGTTATTCAAACTCATATTCTTCTGATGTCCACATTAATTATACAATGAATGTTTGTGATCAGTTATTTTTTTTGCTTCTTTGTAATGTCCTAAGGTGCGTAACTGTTGAATTGCCATACAGTATGCTCTATACTCTTGTGCTTTGATAAAACGTTTCCATCCAGCAACTAAAAAGTTATCATCCATTAGAAGCTACCTCTGTGTATCTTGCCACCACGACAGATGTGATTGATGTCACCGCGTGTGATACCAATGTCACGCAATTCGTAATCGCTTAACTTGCTTAGTTGCTTGTAACCATTGCTATCCCAATTAGGATCAAATCTGCTTTCAGTTACAAATCCTTTGAAGAAGTTCTTAATTGCATCGCAGAAGGAACAGTAAAAACGTGTAAGTGTTTGAGTACTCATTATCTCTTTACCTCCATCATAAGTGCTTTGGCTTCTTGGTGCATACCCATACGGGCTAGTTCACTTGCAGCTCTTGCTCTACCAGCTGATTCGCCAAGTGCGATCATACCGCAAAATGCTGTGATTGCCATTGTTTTAACTGCTTGGCAAATTGTGCAGTAGTACGTACTAATTGTTGCTGTGGTCATTATACCCATCCTCTAAGGTTTGTATTTGGTTTAAATTTTGTGCCGTCGTTCCAGGGATGTAAGTCCCTAAGTGTCGGTGCGGCTCCGTTGTTGTCGAGCATATGTTGATAAGCAAACTGCCAATCTTTATTATACTCTGTTTTTGCCCATACGAGGTAATCGTTCTTAGAGGATGTATTAGATCCAAACAATTGTCGTAGGACTTTAAACACTTTTTTCATAGTGATCTCCTGTTTCTATGTTGTGGATGCTTGAGGAATAGCAATACCCTGTGTCTTTGCACAGCGTCAAAGCCCTTTGGACTTCGTCAATTGCGTTTTTAGGAGTGCTTTGTAACTCCCATAGTCTATCCTATGTGTCTGTGTGTTGTTACTCGTTGTAACATTGTTATTTATATAATAGTACAGCCATACTTACTAAAAATCAAATGCTTTTTGCAAATACCCGTTATGCACTAAACGCATATCGTAAAAACCATTTGACTTATTTAGAACATAGACAGTATAATAAATAATGTGTAGGCAACGTCGAGCCTACCTACAATGTGAGCGACGGGGTAAAGCCGTCAAACAAAGGAGAAACTAATGGACGCACTCACTATATGGAGCCTTGTAGGGTTCCTATTCGCAGCATACGCTGTGATAGCAAACGATTCGGTACAAACTCTCGGTACTTGGATGGCATCAAACAATGAGAGATTCAACTATAAAGTATTATGGGGAGCGGCAAGTGCAGTATTACTTGCAACCTTGTGGTATGGTTGGACAGTAAACGGCGGTGACATCAGTTACGGCAGACTAAACAAGATACCCTGGCAAGAAGTACAATGGTATCACGCAATGGCACCAGGCATACTCGTTATACTCACACGTTATGGCGTGCCTGTATCAACTAGCTTCTTAGTACTAAGTGCTTTCGCAAGTACATTTGTATTAGAGAAGATGCTTATGAAAAGTATAATGGGCTACGGCATTGCGGCACTGTTCGCATACTTTGCTTGGTATTTTATTAGCAGATGGATGGACGAAACAGCACCAGTCAAAGAAGAACACAAAAACTATTGGCGCATAGCACAATGGTTTGCAACTGGCGGCTTGTGGTGGACTTGGTTGTCACACGATATGGCTAACATTGCAGTGTTCCTTCCACGTGAAGTACCACTAGACTTAATGTTCTTAGTCAGTATTGTATTCGTAGCCGGACTGTTCTTTATGTTTAGAGAACGAGGTGGTAAGATACAAGCAATCGTATTAGAAAAACACAACACACGATATGTGCGTAGTGCTACACTAATTGATTTGTTCTATTGGCTATGCTTATACTTCTTCAAAGAGCTTAACGATATACCTATGTCAACTACTTGGGTGTTCGTTGGTATGCTTGCAGGACGTGAACTTGCCATTGCGAGCTTCACAGGCAAGATGAAGTTTAAGAGTGTGTTTCCTTTGGTAGCACGAGACTTTCAGAAGATGATGATTGGACTAGGTGCATCGGTAGCAATTGTGTTAGCGATACACTATGTATTAGTACCAAACGGATTCTAATATTGGAAAGGCAGGGTTTCGACGGCTCTGTCTTTCCTCTTGACAATATACTAATATTAATGTATAATTACAAGTATGTTACAACTTAACACTAACTTAGAGAAGGATATCGCTTGAAAATGAAGATCATAACGGGTAATGCTAACCCGAAATTAGCGCAGGAAATTGCAGACAACACATTTGCAACTTTAGTTCCGTCTAAAATAACTACATTCGCTGATGGCGAAACAAGTGTAGAGTTTGACGATAATATCCGAGGTGAAGATGTGTTTATTATTCAAAGCACAGCAACTCCTGTTAATGATAGTGTAATGGAACTATTGATTATGATCGACGCTGCCAAGCGTTCAAGTGCTAGTCGTATTACAGCAGTTATTCCTTACTTTGGTTATGCTAGACAGGATCGTAAGAGCGCCAGTAGGACACCTATTACAGCAAAACTAATTGCAGACTTGCTTACAACAGCAGGAGCAAATAGAGTGCTTACAATGGACTTACACGCAGGACAGATACAGGGCTTCTTTAATATCCCAGTTGATGACCTAACTAGTCGTTTGGTGTTTGCTAAAGATATTAAACGCAGTATTGGACTATCAGACGATCCTGAAGTACATCAAGCAGGGACTGTATTTGTAAGTCCAGACGCTGGCGGTGTTGTTCGTGCTAGGAAGTTTGCAAATATGTTCGGTGGCGATATTGCAATAGTAGACAAACGTAGGCCCGAAGCAGGTAAGTCAGAAGTTATGAACTTGATCGGCGATGTTGAAGGTAAACACGCCATTCTAGTTGATGACATTATTGACAGCGGAGGCACGTTATGTAATGCAGCCAAGTCTATTATGGATGCAGGTGCGTTATCAGTTCGTGCATATATTACACACGGTGTATTATCAGGCGAAGCGTGTCAAAAGGTTGAGAAGAGTGTACTCACAGAACTTGTGATTACTAATTCAATTTCAGATCGTTGCCCTAAAAACTGCAAAAAGACACGACAGGTTAGTGTCGCGCCTTTGTTTGGTGAAGCAATTCGTCGTGTAACTAACGAAGAGTCAGTTAGCAGTTTATTTGGTTAAAGCGTATGCTTCAAGGTAATTGATGTATTCAACCATTGAGTGATCGGCGAAGCTGTCTATTTTACCTTGCTTTAGTCCCATCCATATGCCGCGCCATTTGTCTTTGAACAGTTGCCACCCAGTTGGGTTGCGTACTTGTCCATATGCATTAATGTAATGCTGTTCTCCGCAATGTCTAAATCCTAATAAGCGTGGAGGAACAGTTGTAACGATGTCGTTATTGTTTCTCCATCTATGGTGAACAGTACCAAAGCTCTTGACATATGTTGGCCAACCTACTCGCGGACTACCATAAGTGTAAAGCTCTTCTGGATTGTTTAGTGTTGTATCACACTCACAACGATTGGCCATAATAGTTGCCATTGCTGCTCCCAAACTGTGTCCACATATCCAAAGCTTCTTGCCTACATTAACAGTACGAGCAATATCTTCGCACACCATAGGCCATAGTTCATCTACTTCTGCTTTAAATCCTCTGTGTACTCTACTAATTGTTTCTGCTATAACAGGAAATGCTTTTAGGTCTGCACTTATATCGTTAAACTCTGTTGGCTGTGTTCCGCGACACGCTATGACCAAGTCTTCTTTGTTCATAAAGCGATATGCTTGTGCGCCTTCTCTATCATAAAATTCAACAGTGGTAAATCCTAATTTTTTTACTTGCTTTTTTACGTCTTTGATGTTATCATTGTAAGCTATACTACTTAATTTTGCAAACAATAATGAACGCTCAGGAAAAGACATTTTCGATACTGACATATTACCCTCCAATGTGTTATGTGTTGTGCCTCATTACTATGTATATTTATAGTTTACCTACGCTAAATACAATAACGGAGCATTAAACAATGAAAAAACGTACTAGAAGTATATTAGAAGAATTAAACAATCTGGGCCGTGACCAGGATAACGATCTTCTAATAGAAACTTCCGCAAACAATATTATCGAAAGTGCTATTAATTTACTTAATAGAATTGGTAACACATATGATGAGAACACTGCTGGTGAATTAGAGAGACGTTTCTTAAATAGTATTAAAAGTGGCGATCCGCGCAAGTTCAAACGTGGAATTAACAAAATAATTGAGAGCAAGAAAAATGACCAATAAAATCTTTGAAGGCGGCTCGATGCCAGGCGTAGGGCCAATTCATATAGATGAAATTAATCCTACACTAGATACATTAGAAAAACATTTAGGTATAGACTTAAAAAATAATGTTCTTGGCAGTGTCGGCAAGAAAGAGTTTAGTGGCGACATTGACGTTGCAATACAAGTTGATGCAGATAAAATTCCAGAGCTAGTTAAAAAGATCGAAGCGTGTCCTTTAATTATGGATATAGCTAAAAGCTCAGTAATAATGACAAAGGTTAAAATTGTTGGCTACGACGAAAGCAAGCAAACATCTAAACCGCGTACAGGATTTGTACAAGTAGACTTTATGCCAGGCGATCCGGACTGGATGAAAACATATTACCATTCACCAAGTGATAAAGAATCAAAGTACAAAGGCGTGTTTCGTAATTTAATGATTGCTACTATTGCTGCCATACGTGACAGCAGAGCATCAGGCGAAACAATTGATGATGGCCGTCCAGCAGAAGTAGAACGTTGGATATGGAGCCCCACTGAAGGGTTATTAAGAATTAAACGTGTGCCTGCGCCACGCAAGGACGGCAAAGGTTACACTAAAAAGAGCATTGATACTAAAATTAGTAAGCCACTTAGAGATCCAGAAGGTATTGCTAAGGCACTAGGATTAGATGGTGCAAAAGATTTAAATAGTTTTGAAAGTTTATTAGCAGCAGTAGAGAAGAATTTACCTGCAGATGAAGTAGAAAAAATTAAAACTAGTTTTGCTAAAAACGGAACAGTAAAAGATGTCGGAGTTCCTAGCGAACTTGTACAAACAGAAGGGTTAGCAGACAAGCAACTTAATCGTATTAAGGCACTTAGTGGCAACTTGTTAAATAGTTCTGTAATGGTATCAGGAGCATTTAATAAATGAGATTTTTTGAATTTAAACAAAACAATAAACAACCGTTAACTGAAGGTGCTCGTATTGAACACTTAGAGGATCTTGTATTTAGAGAACTTCCGCCTAGTAAAGGAGCCAACCGTGCTTTACAAAGTCTTATCAATATGGAAAAAGGCGGTCACACAGATGTCACCGTTAAGTGGGATGGTAGTCCCGCAGTCATCTTTGGGCGCAATGATGATGGTGACTTTGTATTCACAGACAAGTCAGGATTTACAGCAAAAGGATATGACGGCAAAGCAAAGTCAGCAGATGATGTAGAAACAATGTTTAAGAATCGTCCAGGGTATGCAAAGAATCCAGAAGGATACGGCGTACTAATTGACAATATGAAAGGTGCGTACATTGCATTTGAAAAGGCAACACCTAAAGATTACAGAGGATTCTTTAAAGGCGATATGCTTTACTTCAACAAGCCAATGGCAGAAGGCGGCGACTATGTGTTTAAACCAAACATCGTTGAATACAGAGTAAAACAAGATTCGGACTTAGGTAAGAAAATTGGTGCAAGTACAGCAGGAATTGTTATACATAGAGAAGTAAGTGCAGACGGTACTGAAGGTCCTTTACAAAATGGCGACATTTTCCAAGGAGACGAAGTATTAGTTGTACCTCCAGTTACAGTATCTAATGCTCCAAGCATTGACGATACAAGTGTTAAAGAACTTAAAGCTATTATTAGCAAAGACGCAGCCGCAATGGATACACTACTTGATCAAAATACCCTTGTACAATTAAAACTTAAAAAGTTATCAGAAGTATTTTATTCATATATGAATAGCAAAGTTGATACGGGGTTAGATAATTTAGGCGGTGACTTCTTAGATTGGGTGCAAGCAAGAAATCAACTAAGTGACGCTGCTAAAAAGAAAATTGCAGAGTATATTGTAAATCACCAACAAGGCTTTAATGCATTATGGGAAGTAGTTGCAAAGATACAGCAAGTTAAAGATGATGTTATTACACAACTTGATAACCAACCAGGCGCAGCAGTAAGACAGAGTATGTCAAGTAATGACGATTCGGTTGACGGTGGTGAAGGATATGTTCTAGCACATCCAGATGGTGACATAAAACTTGTACCAAGAAAGACTTTCAGTAAATACAACAGAGCAGTTGAACGTTAAAGGAAAACTATTATGAAAATGAACGATATTGTAAACGAATCACAAGAAACTGATAATGCAGCTAGAAAACTTGCAGCAATTGGCCGAGTGCTAATGGATCGTGCTGTTACTACAAAAGATGACGCATTATCAAATACTATGGCTAAGTTTGGCGATGCACTAACACATTATGGAACAACTTGGGGACCAAGAAATCCACAAGAGCTTATGAAGAAAACAGGCGTAAGTGCAGAAGTACTTAAAAAGTTACTTGCATACGGCGAGTCTGAACTAAAGAAAGGCGGCGATGTTGCCAAAGGCGGTGCAGCAGTTGACGACGAACCTGAAGATGATTTTGATAGTCCAAGTGACGACGATATTGATGCAAAGGCAGTAGCAATGTCCCAAGGTAAGTACTAAGTAATGAACTTTATTAAAAATATGTACAACGAAGGTCTAGTCGAAAAACATCTAGAAGAAGATGCCTGGGCTGATATTCGCAAACGTAGAGTAGAAAGATTGCGTGACGAAAGAAACGTTGCGCTGTATGGCTACTTGGTAGGTCCTGAAAATGCTATGCGAGCCAAACGTTTCATAGAAGAAGCTGAAAAAGGTCACGGCACACCTGCTAGTTTGATCAAAGGTTATTTTCCTATTATTGCTATGATAGACGACATTGTAGACGCTGGACCAGGCGCAATAGCACAATTGCGTAATTTACACAAGAGACATCAAAAATAGCATATAACTGTTATTTTTTTTAAAAAAGACTAAATACATATAACAAGTTCACAGAGAGTGAACAAGTTAACCATTAGATAACAGGAGAAATAAAATGGCAGTATTTACAAGAACAAACCCAGCAGCAGGCGCAGGATCAGGTTATGATCACGGCGAGCAGTACAGCACATCACAAATCACAGCAATCGAAATTGATTGCGGTGCAAATATTAGTGCAAAAGACGGTATTGGCGGATGCATCGAAGCAGTCGTACGTGAGTTTTCACCACTTATGTATGTATCAACAGGTACAGCAGGCAAGATTTTTGCAATCATCGATGGACATCACAGTGATGCGGCATCTTTGACACGTAGACATCAAGCATTAGGAACAGTAGACGGTATTGATTTATCAGCTCAAGTTGTTCTTATTCGTGACTTGGATGCGTTTAGCGCAGCATAAATTCTAACTACCTTAGAATCGTGATATAGCGGCCCACGGGCAGGCGTCACACTAAAGCGTCACTTTTTAAGTGGCGCTTTTTTTATGGCTATAAGTAATAGTATGAAGTTTAAAATTGATACACTTATAGACATTACAGAGACTAATGCTCGTAGACAAGATAATGATAAGTTTGCTTATAAACAACAAGCAAATTTTCAAACATTGCTGCAAACAATAGGACTAAGATGCAATATAAATTATGACAAAAGTCCAACATTTAACGAGTTAAACATAACTAAATTGTTGTTTGGTGATAAATACATAGGTAAGCAGAAAATGTGGACCTTTTGTTTTGATATTGATTACGAAGGTGGACTAGACACAAGTATGCTTAATAAAGATTTTGATCTAATACCGATCATTACAGGCTTAGAAGAAACTATAAATTTAAATAAGGCACTATTTAGAACAACTGATAAAGAAAGAAACATTCTTTTTTCAATTGTTGATTAAGGCTAACGCAAGAGTTTACTTGATAACTTAACGGAGAATAATAGTGTCATCTATAGCAACTACTACAGATTTAGAAAAGCAAAGCCTCGAAGCACACGTTGATTTGTGTGCAATACGTTATCAGAATCTTGACAACCGTATGGATAAGATCGAAAAGAAAGTAGAAGCAATTCACGAAGACATCACAGAAGGTCAAAAGTCAATGACCAAGGTCCTAATAGGATCAGCAGGTACAATAGTAGCAGGCCTACTTTCGACAATAGTTGTATTACTAATGTCGCTACCAAACTAAAGCAAACCCCTTTAAAAAAAACTAAATACATATATGTTACTAAGAGAACTCACCACAAGCCTTGACGAGAAACGTGTATGGGCAAAGAGCGGCAAGAAAGTTGTACGCAAGTTTCGCTGTTCAGGTGGACGTAGACACGGTCGTATTGTATCTAAGATACAACAATGTTTTGCAGCACCTAATATGAAAAAACGTTTCGCAATGAAAAAGCTAAAAGCTAGACTTGGCAGTAAAATGACACGTAAAGCAAAGCGTACTAAAAGAGTAAGTCCTGCTTCTAAAAGAGTAGCAGCATTAAATAAAAGAAGCCGCTGATGAAATTTGTAGAGATTGCAGATGTTGAATTAGAAATGATTGAAGAAGGCTATGTTCAAATTGCTGGACGCAGTGGCAACAAGATTGTACGTAAGTTTAGATGTACAAGCGGATCTCGAAGAGGACGTATTGTAAGTAAACCCGGTACTTGCTCTGCTCCTAAGAATGTAAAAAGTTCAATTAACTTAAAGAAGGCAAAGCGAAGAAAAGGTTCTGTTATGAAAATTAAATCAGCAAGAACCAAACGTGCAAGAAAGACAACGCAACGACTAAAGAAAATGAATGTTCATTCAAGATCTATGTTGAAGCCTAGAAAACAAACAGCGAGAAGAAGATGAGATTTAATGAGTTTAAAAATACTAATCAAGTAACTGAAGAACAGTTAGATGAAATCATCCCTGCGATCGCTGCAATAGCAAGAGGTGCAGCAACACTGGGCGCAAAAGCCGCTGGTGGTATTGCAAAAGCAGGAGCCAAAGTAGGCGCAGCAGCAGCAAAAAAAGTTGGCGCAGCAGCAGTACAAGGCGCACAAGGCGTAGGCAAAGGCCTAGCCAAAAAAGTAGCAGCAAAGAATGCAACAGCACTTGCAAAAGCAGTGCTTAAAAAAGGCGCTTCTCTGCCTATGCCAGTTGATGGCGGCAAGACAGCTGACTTTAAAATAGACGATTTAAAGGGTGACGAAGTTACACTAACTAACCCAAAGCCAAAACCAGGCGAACCAATCAAAACTATACACAAGACTAAAGAACTAGATCCAATTATACAACAGATGACGCAAGGGCAATAATGAAGCTGAATGAGTTAATAGATGAATTTACTATCTATACAACAAATGAAGAACAAAAGATGCTGTCCCAAATTGACGGAATGCTTCCGCTTGCAAGTTTCACAGAACGTGAGCAAGCCATAATTGAGAACTTAATTCGAAAGAGTTTAGTAAGTAAAGTATATAGTAAGGGTTCGACTTTGGTGCTGGCAAATGAAATCTAAAATAAATTCGGATATAGCTCAGGAACTTGAAAACTTAATCAATACAAAAATTGATACAAGTTATTTTCCTTACGTAAGAGGTAAGAGCATACGTATTGGACATATAATAGTTCGAGAAACAAGATTTGGTTTTTTAGTATTTGATACTAAAGCTAATAAAGAAGTAGATAAAATGTTCTGTAAAACTGGAGCACTAGCACTAGCTAAGACAGTAGCACAGGGTGATAGACCTAATGAGAATATTATGAAGTTAGATAAGTTTATCGAAAAAAACTATAATGACGCTGTGTTTTTTAAACACACGATGCAAGTAACCAGCGATGATACAAAATTTTTTGTTGCACAGACAAGATATGACATTGCTGCATCTAGAACACTATATGCTAAAGAAGAATTAGATAAGTATATCTATGTTTGATGATAAATAACTATAACAATAGATTAAGTTCAATAGGAAGAGTATAACGATGAACATTAGAGAAATTTCAAAGCCAGTAACAGCAGCATCCTTAAATGAGAGCCTTGCCAAACGGTTCGGCCAGCGCATTAATTTAGGAAAATTTACAATTGAACAATTACAAGATGTTCGTAATAAAGTTCGTACTACTTTATCACAAGTAGAAACAAACGAAAGTTTCAATAGTGTACAAAAAGAAGCATATCAAAAATCAAAACTTTTCCTTGATGTATTAAATGCAGAAATTTCAGAGCGTGGGGACATTGACGAAGCAGCTAAGCCAGACTTTTTAGATGTGGACAAAGACGGCGATAAAAAAGAGCCAATGAAGAAAGCTGCAAAAGATGCAGGTAAGGGTAAAAAAGGCGGAAAGCCTAAGAAAGGCGTAGTACCGCCACAGTTTAAAAAGAAGAACGAAAGCATTGTTAAGGAAGGCGCTGAAGAAGCAGCCGAATTAGTAATGGCAGCTAAAGATATGGTTGATCGTATTACAGGTTGGATGGAAGACACAGCAGAAATGCAAACAGAATCAATGCTAGAACTAGCAGACTCAATTCGTGATGAAATGGGATCAGAGCAATCAGAAGCATTTACTAACTCTGTGAAGCCAGCACTTGAAGCATTATACACAGCACTAGAAGCAACACGTGAAGCAACAATATCAGGCGTTGGAATACTAACTGGAGAAGCAGCACCAGAAGCAATGGGCAGTGAAGAAGAAATGCCAGTAGACGATGCTGATGTGGACCCAATGGCAGATATAGATGTTGATGCAGAAGTACCTGCAGAAGATGACGGAATGGCAGCAGCTGAACCGGCAGTAGGTGGCGAAGAAGAAGCAGGAAGAGCAAAACGTGAAAGCGTAGAGCGTAGCCGCAGAATTGGAACCATCCTTTCAAAAAAAAAGTAACGGAAGAGGCTAATTCTTCCTCAAAGTTAATACTTGTACTAAGAAACAAACTCGCTGACGCAAACTTGAAAAAGCAAGCCAGTGAGTTTTCTTTTGATGAGCTTAACAATCTAATGAAAAATGCCGGACGTGAGCAATTTGACTATAGATCGTTCAAAGCAGCATATGATTCAGATGAACGTTTAAAATCTATGATTAAAAACTTTAATCAAGACGGCATTACTCTTAAAACAGATACAGATGCTGATACTGAAGCACCGCAGCAAGACTTAGGTAACAAGTCAGTCAGTAAAATGGCTAAACGTGCTACAAGAAAACGCCAATAATACTTGACAACTACCTAAAAGTAGTATAATATAGTAACAATACTATAGGAGTAGAGATGTCTCGAACAAATGAAGAAATTACAATTGCTGTTAAAGAGTTAATAGAAACTAGAATACAGCCAGCAGTGTCAGCCCACGGCGGCATAATAAATTTTGTTTCATACAACGAAGGTAACTTATTATTAGAACTAAGTGGAGCCTGTGCTGGATGCGAAGGAAGTACTGCTACACTAAAATATGGTATAGAAAATATGGTAAAACATTATATACCAGAAGTTACAGAAGTAGAAGCTGTACACGATGAAAATAGCGGAGTTGATCCATACTATAGCAGCACTACTCCTACACGCAACCCAAATAATATTATCCCAACTGAAGAAGTTAAATAATGACTTTAATAATGAACAAGTACGATTACCAGCCTATAAGCCGTAAACAAGTGGAGGGCAAGCGTAAGTATATGACTCCGGACGGAAACGCTGTAGCAAGCGTTACTACAATCTTAGACGCCACTAGCGATAAGACAGGCTTGATTGCCTGGCGCAAACGAGTAGGCGAAACTAAAGCTAGAGAAATTACAACAGAAGCTGCAGGCGTGGGTACACGTATGCACAAGTATTTGGAAGACTATGTAGAGACGGGTGTAATGCCTACTCCAGGTAGTAACCCATTTGCTAAGAAAGCACACACAATGGCATTGCAAGTCCTTGAACACGCAATGGGCGATGTAGATGAGATTTGGGGGAGCGAAGTTGCTCTTTATGTCCCACAAATGTATGCAGGCACAACTGACCTAGTTGGACAGTACAAAGGACAACCTTGCATAATGGACTTTAAACAGACCAACAAGCCTAAGAAGCTAGAGTATGTACAAAACTACTTCTTACAGCTAGTAGCGTATGCAGAGGCCCACAACGCAATCTACGGCACCGACATACGCGAAGGTCACATCTTTATGTGTAGCCGAGGTGATGATGGTATGGAACTAGGTGGCGAAACATATCAACAGTTTGATGTGTGGCCTGATGAATACGACGAGTGGCGACACGAATGGTACAATAGGGTATATACCTATTACGAGAAGTTCGCATAAATACATAATAAGAGTGCAGGAGATAATACGTGGCTGTAGTACAAATAAGTAGAATACAAGTAAGACGAGGTAAAAAAGGCCAAACTAACTTACCTCAGTTAGCTTCGGGCGAATTAGGCTGGGCAGTAGATTCCCAAGAACTTTACATAGGTAACGGTTCAGTAAGCGAAGGCGCACCGCAAGTTGGCAATACTAAAATTCTTACAACAGCAGATAACATTTTTGACATTGCAGATCAATACGAATACAGAAAAAATGATTCTATTATCCAAACAGGTGCTACTGCAAGAACTCCAATAAGAGTAAGTATACAAAAACAGTTAGATAAAGAAATATATGTTTCAGACTTTGGCGCGGCACACGATGCTACTACAATTCAAACTGCGGCATTACAACGTGCTATTGATAATCAGTTTTTAAATACTAAAACAACACCTGAAAACAGACAAATTATTAAACTTGCGCCTGGCCTTTATAGAATAGATAACAGTCTTAAACTTCCGCCTTACACAACACTAGTGGGTGCCGGAAAAGATAAAACAATTATTGAACAGACTACTAACAATCCAATTTTTATTACAGTTAATGGATCTAGTACTGCTGGCAACTATGACGAAACTACTGCATTAAGTTCAGCTAATCAAGCAAAGAATATTTCTGTATCAGGAATGACATTACGTTTTGAAAACGTAGTATCAAACATCTATAATACTGCTATTAGTTTACAAAGTAGTTTAGACGGACATTTTTATGATTTAAAGTTAAAAGGATATTGGGACGGCGATGGTGCGCAAGCAGCATCAATAGGTATCAATATTAAGAGCTTCAGTGGCCCAGTAAGATCAAAACAAAACATTTTTGAAAATATCCAAGTTGAAGGGTTTGCATACGGTGTAAACAGTTCTTTTGATATCGAAGATAATACATTTAGAGATATCCATTTTTCAACACTATTAAACGGTGTAAGACTTGGAAACGGAATGCCAGCAGTTGATTATACAGATGCCGCAGATATTGCAGACAAACTTGCAGATGGTGTTGCATACGGTCCTGTGAACAACTTATTTGAAAATTGCACATTTAAGGAAATCTTTGGACAGGGCTTTATTGTTAATAAAGGAACCAACAATGTATCTAAGAATAATAGATACTTTGATGTAGGCAATGAAGGCGGAACAAGTGCTACAACAACTACTAGTATTGTAAAGTTTGACCAGGTTGGTAACTTAACTATTGATGATTGGTTTGAAAGAACTTATGATCTAAGTTATAATCAAACCTATGTAAATGTTAGTAGTGCAAATAGTATTAATTCAAATTCAGATATAACTGGACCTAAGTATCTTCCAGAAATAGAAGGCATTTTTAATTACAATCAATCTTTTGTTCACAACATAACAACCATAAGCACAAACGGTAACTGGGTAACAGGATTTAGACTTCCTGCTAACCAATCAAGATCGTTTCAAATACCGTATCAGTACAACTCAGTACAAGTCAATGGTACAAAACAAGGTACTCTTTATGTGCTAATTGATAAAGAGAACGACACTATATCTGTTACTGATGATTTTGAGTACATTGGTACAGATAATTCACTCACAGGTGACGCATTAAACTTGACATTTAGAGGAAAACTTGTTAATATAACAAGTGGGGATGCTGCTGACACTACTATAGAAACTGCATATATTGAATTTAAAAATGCAACTACAGAAAGTACAATAACACTACCCACATTAACGTTTACTATTTCGTCAAGGTCTTAATGTTTAACAAGAAGTATGAAGAAAGATTAGCCATCTGGAGTGATTTTAGAGCCACCCTCGAAAAGTCAACCACTCCATTTACAGATGTACTAGAATTTTATTCGGACGCTCCGGTAGCTAAGTTTACCTTAGACCCCTGGAACCAAGGTACTTGGCCAGCACCTTGGCAACTAGTAGAAGAGAATCTCTATTGTGGGTTCTCAATCGTATTAGGTATGTGTTTTTCACTACAGTTAACTGATAGGTTTAGTGGTAGTAATTTTGAGATACATATCTGTACTAACAAAGAAAAGGCAGAAACGCATTATCTATTATTTGTAGACAATACTTGTATTGGGTACGAAGATGGTGTTGTTTTAAAGGAGGAAATGCCTGAAGCTCTATACTCGCAAATGATTTATTCAATGCCAGGGCTTCAATAAATACTTCATAAATGAAAACAAGAATAAACAATTTAACCGAACAGGAGTCACATATGTCTAACGGTATCCACATCGTAAAAAGGACCGGCGAACGAGAGCCAATTAATATTAACAAAATACATAAAGTTGTTGAACACGCCTGTGAAGGCTTGGCTGGAGTCAGTAGTAGTCAAATCGAAATGAATGCAAACATTCAGTTTTACGATCAAATGAGTTCAAATGAAATTCAAGAGATACTAGTACGCAGTGCAAATGATCTTATTAGTTTAGATAATCCAAATTATCAATATGCAGCAGCTAGGCTTCTCACATACGGTCTTTACAAGCAAGTATTTAAGAAGTTCCTTGCAATACCATTGAAGGACATAATCAAATCAAATATTGATCGTGGATTATACGATCCTGCAATACTTGAGTCATACACTAGCGAAGAAATTGAAGTACTTGATAGTTACATTAAACACAAGCGTGATGAAAACTTTACATATGCCGGTATGCGTCAAGTAGTTGACAAGTACCTTGTACAGGATCGGTCAACAGGCGAGATATTTGAAACTCCGCAGTTTATGTATATGATGATTGCGGCAACATTATTTGCTAATTATCCAGCAGAAACACGTATGCATTACGTAAGGAGATACTACGATGCGACCTCCCTTTTTAAAGTCAACATACCCACACCAGTTATGGCAGGAGTCAGGACGCCTGTACGCCAGTTTGCAAGTTGCGTACTTGTTGACAGTGATGACACTCTTGACAGTATTTTTGCTAGTGATATGGCTATCGGCAGGTATACTGCTCAAAGGGCAGGCATTGGCATTAACGCTGGACGCATACGTGGCGTCAATGCAAAAATACGCGGTGGCGAAGTGGCGCACACTGGTATCGTTCCTTTCCTAAAGAAGTTTGAAAGCACGGTACGTTGTTGCACACAAAACGGAGTACGTGGTGGCAGTGCTACTACACATTTTCCGTTCTGGCATCAAGAGATTGAAGACGTCCTTGTACTAAAGAACAACAAAGGAACAGAAGATAACCGTGTTCGTAAGCTAGATTATAGTATACAACTTAACTTAACAATGTATCAAAGATTGTTATCTGGTGGCAATATAACTTTGTTCTCGCCACACGATGTACCAGATTTATACGAAGCATACTTTGGTGATGCAGCAGTATTCCAAGAACTATATGAAAAGTACGAACGTGCTACAAGTATTAAGAAAAAGACTGTACCTGCAATGGAACTGTTTAGTGCGTTAATTAAAGAACGTGCTGAGACAGGACGTATCTACATTATGAATGTTGATCACTGTAATACACACAGTTCGTTTAAAGATAAAGTTTATATGAGTAACTTGTGTCAAGAGATTACACTACCAACTAAGCCACTTAATCACATTGATGACGAAGAAGGCGAAATTGCGTTATGTATTCTTAGTGCTATTAACGTAGGCACATTACGTTCATTAGACGACTTAGAGGAGCTCTGTGAGCTTGCAGTACGTGCTTTAGAAGAGATCATTGACTACCAACGTTATCCTATCAAGGCAGCAGAAATTAGTACAAAAGCAAGACGCAGTTTAGGTGTAGGATATATTGGCTTAGCACACTATCTAGCACGACAACACGCAAAGTATGAAGATGGAACTGCTTGGCAACTTGTACACGATTTGAGTGAAGCATTCCAGTATTACTTACTTCGTGCAAGTAACAAACTTGCACAAGAACGCGGTGCTTGTGAATACTTTAGTCGTACTAAATACGCTGACGGTATCCTTCCTATTGATACATACAAAAAGGAAGTTGATACAATTGTGGAGAACAAGTTAAACTATGATTGGGATAGCCTACGCAATGACATTAAGGACCACGGTCTACGGCACAGCACATTGTCCGCACAAATGCCTTCAGAGAGCTCATCCGTTGTGTCGAACGCAACAAACGGAATTGAGCCACCTAGAGGATACTTGTCCGTTAAGAAGTCAAAGAAAGGGCCTCTTAAGCAGATTGTTCCGCAGTATCAAACGCTAAAGAATCACTATACATTGTTGTGGGATATGCCTAACAACACAGGATATATTAATGTAGTTGCAGTAATGCAAAAGTTCTTCGACCAAGCTATTAGTGGCAACTGGTCATACAATCCTACGCACTTCCCTGACAATGAAGTTCCGATGAGTCAAATGATGAACGACTTGCTAACAACATACAAGCTAGGTTGGAAGACATCCTACTACCAAAATACATACGATTACAAAACTGATCCAAGTGAGTTGGAAGATGAGAAACCAATGGAAACACTTGCACCTGTTATTGAGATGGATATGGATGACGAAGAGTGTGAAGCCTGCAATATCTAACAAAATAAAGGTTGACATAGTATGATAAGTACGTTATATTAAATAGAAGAGATATATAGGAAGAAGAGAATGGCAAAGACCGTATTCAACAAAGAAAAAGTAGATTTTACAAAACAAAATATGTTCTTCGGAGCAGATCAAAACACACAGCGTTACGATACTTTTCGTTTCCCTGTGTTTGACAAACTTAATCAAACAATGCTTGGTTACTTTTGGCGTCCAGAAGAAGTAAGTCTACAAAAAGACCGTGCTGACTTTGCTAATTTTCGACCAGAACAAAAACACATTTTTACCAGCAACTTAAAATACCAAACACTACTTGACAGTGTCCAGGGTCGTGGTCCGTGCCTAGCATTTTTGCCGCACGTTTCGCTTCCTGAACTAGAAGGATGTATTGTTACTTGGGACTTCTTTGAAACAATCCACTCACGTAGCTACACACATATTATGAAGAACGTGTACGCTGACCCGTCAGAAGTATTTGATACTATTTTAGATGACGAAAAGATTATTGCTCGTGCAACTAGTGTTACCAAGCACTACGATGCATTTACAGCAGCCGCAGACGCCTACAATCACCGCGGTGAAGGCGATATGCACGATGTTAAGAAGAAACTATATCTTGCAATGCAGACTGTAAACATTCTAGAAGGCTTGCGTTTTTATGTAAGTTTTGCTTGTACGTTTGCATTTGGTGAATTAAAACTAATGGAAGGTAGTGCTAAGATTATTAGTCTTATTGCTCGTGACGAAGCACAGCATTTAGCACTAAGCACACACGTATTGAAGCTATGGGCTCAAGGCAAAGACGATCCAGAAATGGCTAAGATTGCTAAAGAGTGCCAAGAAGAAGTATACGACTTATGGCGTGAATGTGTTCTAGAAGAAAAAGATTGGGCAGACTACTTGTTCAAAGACGGATCAATGATTGGACTTAATGACAAACTGTTACATCAGTATGTTGAGTACATTGCTAATCGTCGACTAAAGGCGCTGGGTATGGATGCTATATTCGATGCACCAGTTAATACTAATCCGCTACCGTGGACACAGCATTGGTTATCAAGCTCAGGCTTACAAGTTGCTCCACAAGAGACAGAAGTAGAATCTTACATTGTCGGCGGCATCAAACAAGATGTGTCAACTGACAGTCTTAAAGGATTTAGTTTATAATGATTGAAATTTACGGCAAGCCACAGTGTCCGTTTTGCGATAGAGCAAAGGCACTTTGTGAGCAAAGAGAATTAGAATACACATACAAACAACTTGGTACAGACTTTACCCGTGAGGAAGTACTAGAGATGTTCCCCGGAGCACGTACCTTTCCACAAATAAAAGTACACGGTACAAGCATTGGCGGATACGATAAACTAGGTACTTACCTAGAGGAAACTAACTACAACGGAACAGGACACTCACTATAATGCTTATTGAAACACCTTATAAAATCGGAGACGTAGTGTCTCTAAAACTAAGTTCAGGCGAAGAGATACTCGGACGCTTGGAATCAGAAGATACTAACAACTACACACTTAAAAAGCCAATGGTGCTTATCGCACAAGAGAAAGGATTAGGACTTGCTCCTTTTATGTTCTCAGTGTCACCTGATGGTAAGTTTGTTATGAAAGCAAACTCAGTAAGTTGTGTGGCTAAGACTGAATCAGAAATTAGCAAACAGTATATGGCACAGACAAGCGGAATTGCGTTAGTCTAATGCCAGGCGTTAGTCGAGATAATGATACAGCTGGCGGGGATTTAATTCCTAGCCAGACTACTGTCTTTGCTAACGATGAAGAAATTATTGTCGACGGCGATGACGTAGCAGGGCACGGCTCTGGAGCACATTCTGCTCCTACAATTCCAGCAAGTGGTATTAATCCTAATGTATATGTTGGCAATAAACTTGCTATCGTAAAAGGTGATCCTGCTACTTGTTCTGATCCTGCAACTGGAAGTGGTAATGTTTGGATACACGAAGGATTTGTTCCACCGGTTATTCTTTCACCAGCACAAGCGGCTGCAACTGATGCCGCAATAGCAGACGCTATTGCTAATCCTCCTACTATAGTAGGCGACGTTGGCGGACAAGTTCCTCAAGTATACGAAGGAGCTCCAGCAGCGGGCGTAGACGATATGGGCACTACTGCTCCATTAGTTGATGCAAGCGCAGCAAGTTCGACAGCAGCAGCAGACGGTATACCAGGCTTTTTAAGTCAAGTATTAGCAGAAGCAAACAACAATGATTGGGACGAAACTGTAGATCCTAGTAATGGTAACATTCTTAATATATGGTCAGAGCTAGGCTTTCCTGATACGGCATATTGGAAAACAGACCAAACACCTTGGTGTGCAGGATTTGTAAACTGGGTACTAAAACGTACAGGTTACAAATATATGCAAAGTGCTAGAGCATATGACTTTAGAGATAAGACCAGTATATATGGCGGAGTACCAGTTCCACTGTCAGACGGTCAGCCTGGAGACATTGTAGTTTGGAGTTACAGTCACGTAAACTTTATATATACATCTCCAAGTCCGGGGACGTATACTTTTGTAGGCGGAAATCAAAGTGATAAAGCAAGTCCTACCAACAATAATCCATCAGGTGGAACAATTACGCATAGTCACCAATATGGTTGGACTGAGTCTAGAGGCAAGGTTACAGGCATATATCGTCCGGTTAGATCATAACCACATTTAAGACTCCTTAAACGTACATTTATTAAATATTATTGACATTAAAAAACAATAGGAGAAAATAATGGCAAATCACGAAGAAATCGTACAAGCATTTAACAACTACCTAACTGAACACGAAACGTTCGAAGGTAAAGGCGTAAAAGCTGCGGCCACAAGAGCCAGAAAAGCACTTGGTGAACTAGGCAAACTTACGAAAGAGCGTAGAAAAGAAATCCAAGATAAAAAGAACGCAATGTAATGAGCGGTCAGCGGCGATGGATCAAAACCTGGGCCCGCACTGTAGGTATGCCAATTGGCATCACCGATGATGATAAGCCAGAGTTCCTTCCTATATCACAATCAAGTGTAAAGAAGGCACTGGCTTTTCGTACCTTTTGGATAGTACTTCACATAGTAACGTGTTGTAGTATTATTGCAGGGAACGGTAGAAATTTAGGATTTTGGTAATGCGATATTACCTTGGACAATGCGAATTTAAGTGGACACACGCAAATACACAGCTAGAAAAAATATGGGTCCAGCGTGAACTAGGTGACGAACTTTATAAAATTGTAGAAACAAACGATTGGAAATGGACACTAATGCATTCAGATAGCATAAGTCTGCCAGGAGATACGTACTGTCGTTGTGACATATATGTAGAAATACCAGACTCAAAACAAGCTACACATTTTGTACTTAAATATCCTCGAGCAAAACAAGTGGAGAAGATACTATGATGTGGGTAGACTATAACATAACTCAAATGGGAGAAAACTTTCGTGTAGAAGGTGATTGGCCAGGAGAAGTAATGGGCTTAATGCAAGACGGGACAAAGAAAGAAAGTGTTCTATATAGGCCCGGAGATGTATTCATTGTAAACGAAGGCGGCTGGTTAGTTAAATCAGATCAATTAACATCAATGATATTAAAGCACGATACAAAAAAGGCAGCAAACGATGAAGTGTAAGAAAGGTGATATAGCGGTAATCAAATGGTCAGTGAATCCACAAAACGTAGGCCGTATTGTAAAAGTAGCAGAACTAATTGGACATTTTGAACGGGGCACACATTTTCATTTTAATGGAATAATGTGTCAGGCTGCTGTTACTGATAATTATTGGTGGATTGAAGCTGATGATCTAAATATTATGCTTGGACCCTCGCCACGTGCATATATTGCAGACACTTGGTTAGAACCAATTAACCCTAAAAAAGACAAAGGCTTAACGGCTGAAGAAATAGAAGACAAAAAGTTTGCTATGGACTTAATGTTAGGTTGACAAACACTCGATACTAGTGTATAAATAGTATTGTAACGTTGAAACAAGTTGAACGGCGAGCAGGACCCGGGGGCGGTACCCGGCAGCTCCACCAAAAGCACATCCTGGAAGAACAGGTTGGTTACAAGTTGAAGGATGTGTTTTTGATGGGGCTGAACTAGGATCGACTGGCGAACTATTAGACAAGTGGAGTTACCCCGATCTAAGCTGGGTTAACGCGAAGAAAACATATAATTAACAATGAGAATTATAAATTAGCAGCTTAGGCTGTTACGAGGTAGTTAGGCCTTGTTACCAAACATAGCAGGAAAGAGTGTTGCAGCAATGTAACACTTTTTTTTTATGACTAACAAACACAGCCACTAACAGGTAAGAAACGTTCTTATCTAGCTAATTAGTAATAGTGAAGACAAGCTTCACTGATCTAAAAAGTAATCTAACCCAAGAATAGGACTAAACAATGCGTACACTCGTACTAGCAACCGTAGCCGCTCTGGCTGCAACTTCTGCACTCGCAGACCTCACAGGATCTATAGAATTAGATCTTGCCGAAAATACAACAACAAACAAATATGAAGCAACATCTACACTAGGACTTGCTTTTGACTCAGCAACAACTGGCGCATTTGGTGGCTTTAACTTCAAAGCAGTCGATGGTGGCAACTTAGCTCTAGACGAGTACTATATTGGCGCAGCCGTTGGTTCAGCTACAGTTTCATATGGTGACCAAGGCGGTCTTCTACCAGAAGCAATTGCTGCAACAGCATTTGACGCACTTAGTGATCCAAACTTTGCAATGACTGAATCACTACAATTCTCCACAATGGGTGCAAGTGTAGCAGTAGGTCTTACTGATGTAACTACAGATGTTACTGACGTAGCAAACGTACAAGCATCATACACAATGAGTTTGCCAGTGCTTGACGTTACGGCAGCAGTTGACTATAACAAAGCATCAGAGAAGTATATCTGGGGTGGTCGTGCAGCAGCAAACGTAGCAAACACAGTAGTTGGCACAACAGCAACATATGCCGCAGAAGTATTTGCATTTGAAGCAGATATAACTATGAACAGCTTTACAGCGTATCTAAACGGAGACGAAAATGATACAACTGAAAATGCCGGTATAGAGTGGACAAAGGGCTTTGATAGTCTTACACTAGTAGCAGATGCTAACTACAACTTTGATAGCTCAGAAGTAACACCAGGGTTAAACCTTAGCTTCAACTTCTAAGTTAACACATATAAAACTAAAATTAGAGCCTTCGGGCTCTTTTTTTATGACTAAATAAACTTAGCATATAACATAATGGGGCAAGGGCAAAAATGAAAAATACAAATGAATATGACGTAAAGGTCATTAAAGTCGTCGATGGCGACACAGTAGACGTAGATATCGATCTAGGTTTTGGTGTAACATTAACAGACGAGCGTGTCCGTATAATGGGCATCGATACTCCAGAGTCACGTACAAGGGACAAGGTAGAAGACTTGTTCGGCGAAGCAGCCAAAGCACGTTTGAAAGTACTTATGAAGGACGGTGGTAAACTTATTACTACTGAAGACCGCAAGGGCGAAGATATGAAAGGCAAGTTCGGACGTATCCTTGGAGACTTTAAAGTAGACTACAATGGCGAAATGAAAAAAGTCACTGAGATTATGACAGAAGAAGGACATTGCGTTCCTTACTTTGGCGGATCAAAAGAAGAGACTCAAGCAGCACATATGGTAAACAGAACACGTTTATTAAATGAAGGTACTGTAACCCAAGCAGACTACGACAAAGCCGTTGCTAAAATGGCAAAGTAAAGGTTGACAACTAACTAAACTCCTGCTATACTGTATAGACAGTAACAAATAGTAGGAGTTTTTTTATGACTATGGGACTTGTAAGAGGTATGTCTTCGCTGAATACTAAGAAGCGTAAGAAAAAAGCCCTCACACAAAAAGATGTAGAACGATACACTATTGAATTTCGCAAGCACAATAAGTCTATGCGGCGAGCAAATAATCACTCATTACAATATGCTACAGTTGAAGACTACATTGCATATGTACGAGGCGAGTACAAAGCACCTAAGCAAACAAGAGAAATATACAAGCCAGATACCAGCTGGCGCAAGGAAGAACCTAGAATCCCTTCCGCAATGGAAGAAGCGATTAAAGCAGGTACTTTCAATAGAGGGTGTTCAGGTGGTACTAAGAAAGAAACACCAAAGTACACAGGTAATTTAATTGTAGGCATTGCAACAATGCATAAGTCAAATGCTGTTCCGGTTATGCGTGGAACAGATCAAGCAAAAGAGATAGCGAGGATGGCCCGATGAAAAATCTTACAGTATTAATTATTTTATTAATAGCCGGAATTGGATTTGCACAAGCAGGACAAGCAAAAGGTTTGTTCACCGCAGAAGACAAACCAGAGATGTGGTGCTTGGCACAGAATATCTATTATGAAGCACGAGGCAGCAACAGAGCAGATAGAGTAGCAGTTGCAGACGTAGTACTAAATCGTGTAAAGCATACATACTACCCTAATACAATTTGCGGAGTAGTACACCAAGGTAAGCAATATGCAAGCGGGGCAATGATACGTAACAAGTGTCAGTTCAGCTGGTACTGTGATGGCAAAAGCGATTGGCCAAAAGATATGGATGCTTGGGTAGAAGCACAACAAATTGCATACAATATAATTGCATTTCAAGATGCTCGAGGTATTACTGAAGGAGCAACACACTATCACGCAGATTATGTTATGCCTAATTGGGCTAAAGATTTTCATCTAGTAGGACGTATTGGCGTACACATATTTTATCGTTGGGACAAGTAGTTTACCAAAAAGTCTTGACATTATGACAAATCTATCGTATACTTATAGAGTAATGAATAAACAACCCACTATGGAGAATAGGCAAATGAATAAAGGCAAACTTACTAAAGCATTCGCAACAGGCGCACTACTAATTGGATTAGGTGCTTGTTCAAGTACAACAGTTATCTCAGAACGAGATTCATACGCACAGCCTAAATGGTATGCTTCGTGCGCACAATCAGGAGCAGAAGGCTTCTTTTGGTGGAAAGAAGAATTTGCATATGCGTGTGGCGCAGGTGAAAGTATTCACCAACAAGCCGCTGAAGAACAAATGTACGCAATTTCAATGAACAACTTTGCAAAGCGAATTAACGGAATGGTTAATTCAAAAACAAAATTAGATTTTGTAAATGATGTAAAAACTACTCGTACTACTATTTCATACACAGTATCAGACACAGCAATTACACAACATCTTGAAGAAGAACGTGGAACTTATATCTACGCTGGTAAGCACTATACTTTTGTAAAACTTAAAATGCCTAAAGCAGTTTTTGATTCACTAGTAGCGGAGAACTCAAGTGCGAGAATTGCTTCTAATAACTAGTATTAGTATTATTGGTCTAGCAGGATGTGCAAGTAACGACAGTTATAATTACACACCTCAATACTGCTACACAGATCAAGCAATACTTAAACAGGACGGTACTAACGTAAGTAGTGCAACAGTTGTACAATGTACTGACCGTCCTGGGCAATCAATGCAAATTGCAAGAGCAGGTATCGACAGTAAGTGTGAAGAATTTTTTTACCCAGAACGTCGATGGAATACAACAGTGGAAGTAAGAGGAGTGAGATGTGAGAAACTTGACGGTAGTTGGGAAGTTCTTAATATTAACGGCACTGTTAGGTAGCATCACTGCTTGTGGTCATATGCCACAACAAAGTGAAAGCATTACTAGAAGTGCAAAAACAAATTATGCACCTAGTGCAAGCTCAATTACTTTTGCAATTGATGTATTAGATTGGTCGAGGCATAGGCTAACTGATGAACAGAAACGTAAGCAAAATAGTGCAGTACACGCCGCACTAGAAAGCGATTATGGAACTTTATATAATTGGTACGAACATACTGCTAAGGGCAGTGTAAAAGCAGTACACGGGTATCCTATCAGTAGTGGCTATTGTCGTGTAATTTACAGTATGATTACAGTCAAAGGTAAATCACGACACTTTGAAGAAACAGCGTGTCAAAGTAGTGGCACACAGAACAAATGGCGTTGGGTCGGGATATCAGACTAGATAATGAACTACATTAAACAGGTTAAATAGTATACTATGTTTTTAGCAATATTAACTCTCATTACAGCATTAGCAATTAGTGCTGTAGCAATATATTACTCGGTCGCAGGCCTTGTGGCAATTTTTGCCGCGGCAGCAATACCTATTATGATTATGGGCGGCGTACTAGAAGTGTCCAAACTTGTTACCGCAGTATGGTTACATAAGTATTGGAAACAAGCAACGTGGTGGCTTAAAAGTTATCTAAGCATTGCTGTTATTGTTCTTATGTTTATTACTAGTATGGGCATCTTTGGATTCCTAAGTAAAGCACACATTGAACAAACAAGTGCAAGTGAAGAAAGTGTTGCTAGAGTAGAAACACTACAAAGTGAAATTGATAGACAGCTAGGTATTGTAGGCAGAGCTGAAAATAGAGTACGTGCTTTAGAGTCAAGTGAAACAGGCGCAGATGCAAATGTACAAGAGCAAATTGACAAAGAACAAGAACGTATTGAATCAGCATACACACGTATTCAGCCTGCTATTAAAGAACAGAATACAATCATTGCTAATGTAACAGCACTATTCCAAAGTGAATTAGATAAGATTGACACAGAGTTAGACACGTTACAATCGTATATTGATGCAGGAGACATTGCTAAAGCACAAGGAATGATTGGGTCTAAAGCTGACGGCGAATATGGACCAAAAACAGCGCAAGCATTTACCGACTTCCAAGAAGTTAAAAAAGTAGAGCGCAGTGAATGGATACAAAAGCTACAAGCGTCTGCTAACTCTCCAACAGTAACATCTGCCCGTACAGAAATAACACGACTACGTGATAATGCTGACAAACAAATTGCGCAATCAAATGTATTGATTAACCGACTACGTGACCAACTAGGCGATACACAAAACCAAGATGATATCCAAAAGGCCATAGACGAGCAGTTCGAACGAGTCCGAATTGCGTCTTCTGAGATTGAAACCTTATCAGAACAAAAGATTACACTTGAATCAGAATATCGTAAACTAGAGGCCGAAGTAGGTCCTATCAAGTATATTGCTGAATTTGTTTATGGCGAACAAGCAGATAAAAATATGCTCGAAGAAGCTGTACGTTGGGTAATTGTAATTATTATCTTTGTGTTTGATCCACTTGCTGTCCTACTATTAATAGCCGCACAATATACCTTTGACTTCCGTAGAAAAGAACTCGAAGATGACAACGGTGAACGTCTTCGGCTCGAGAGACAAGAGTTTGAACGAGCAAGAGCACAACGTATAGTTGATAACGTACCTCCTCCTTCGGATCCTAGTAAAGAACCTGAAGAAATAGAAGTTCCTGTTTATGTTGACATTGACCAAGAAACAATAGACAAAGAGTTTGCTGAGACAACAACCCTCATTGCTGACGATGAAATAACACTTAATGAAGATGTAAAACAAGATATCGCAAGAGAGTATTCTAAAGTAGAACCTCAAAAAAAAAGTTTAGAATCTTCGGAAGAATCAAGTAACAAGGATATACCAGACACAGTAAACAGGATGTTTTATCCAGAAGAATTAGAATCTAAAACCTATGTGATGAAAGAAGACGGGCAACAAGTCACAAAGGAAACAACAGTAAAATCTGAGGGCTATATACAAAACGAGGAACAACAAGATGGCTCAATATGGAACACACTAAAAAACTCAAAATAAATTTAATCACGCCGCCAGACAAGTTAGATAATTATAATCTAACATTTACATTAGTATACCCTACTGATGATACAAAATCTCAGCTTCAAAATTTAATTGAAAACTTTGATAAAGACCTTAATGTATATATGTATGAACAGTCTGATAGTGAAGCAACTATCAATTGGTTATTAGATATTGTACATAGGAGTGACTATGTTGTTCTTGACATAGATAACTTTGCACCAAAACACGTAGATATAATTTCCTATTTATTAGGCCATTCTAATGTTTACTGGTTGACAAAAGGTGAGAATGTAGTGTATAATATACTAAGTAAAAACAGAATATATAACCTTGATTGGTTATACAACTCAATAGGAGAACAACTTGAGACAACACAATAATAACGGAAGTTATAATAATAATAGAAACAGTAGTTACAATAAAAGTTCTACCGATAAGCCGAAAAGTGGTTTAACTGTAGAAGTTCGTAATGGTGATGTAACCAAAGCATTAAGAATTTTTAAGAAGAAAGTTGCAGAAGCTGGAATTATTCAAGAAGTACGTGATCGCCAAGAGTTTGTTAAGCCTAGCAAGAAACGTGCTAGAGCAAAAGCTGCCGGTATTGCACGTTGGAGAAAGAAAGTGCGTGACGGAGAACTAGAAGGACTACGTCCTACTAGTAAATCTAAAAGGCGTTAAGCAATGGCAATGCACACGGAACTATGGTTTCCTAGTGTAATCTGGAGCTCAGTTATACACATAGTTGATAATGCAGACGTTAAAGCCTTTGCATATCATTTGCAGGAAGAGAACCAAGGTCGTACTGTTAGTAACTATGGCGGATTTCAAAGTCAAAATTTAAACAGTGGCCAATGTGTAGCTATTGATCGGCTTGTAAAACTCCTAAATGAAGAAATGAATACTTGTGCAAATCAAGTAGGAATGAAAAATTTAGAAATACAAAACTTATGGATCAATATAAATCCTCCAGGTAGTTACAATGAATTACACAATCACGTAGGTAGTGTACTAAGCGGAGTTTATTATGTTGACGCAAGTGACGATCAAGGTAATATACAGTTTGAACGAAGCGACGGCGCCGAATATCATATTCCTGATGATATAGGAACAGCAACATACTATACAAGTTCTCGAGCAACGTATGCTGGGAAAACTAATGCATTATATATTTTTCCTGGTTGGCTAAAACACAGTGTGCAAGGTAATAGATCGACTACAGATAGAATATCAATAAGTTTTAATTACGGAGAGAAAGTATGAGAATTGACGAAGACGTAAAATTAGACTATAAGGATGTTCTTATACGTCCTAAGCGTAGCACACTAGGTAGCCGTAAGGATGTAGACCTAGAACGTGGATACACATTCCGTAACTATAAGCCAGAATTTCCAGACAACATTGACCATAGGCACTGGCGAGGCACGCCTGTTATGGCAGCAAATATGGATGGTGTTGGGACATTTGAAATGGCAGACGTGTTAGCCACAGCAGGTATTTTTACTTGCTTAGTTAAGACATACAGTGCAGAACAACTTGTAGAATATTTTGACACAGATATGTACGAGCGCACAAACTATGTTGCAATGAGTATTGGTATTACTGATAAGGATTACGATAAGTTTTGTAAGGTATACGAACAGGCAGATGGCAATCTAAAATATGTTTGTATTGATGTTGCTAACGGATACAGCAACAGATTTAGAGATTTTGTTGCAGACTTTAGAATCTCGTATCCACATATTGTAATTATAGCAGGTAATGTAGTAACAGGCGAAATGACCGAGGAACTAATCCTTGCAGGAGCAGACATTGTTAAAGTTGGGATTGGGCCTGGTAGTGTTTGTACTACTAGGATACAGACTGGTGTTGGATACCCGCAGCTATCAGCTGTCATTGAGTGCGCTGATGCCGCTCACGGTCTTGGGGGACACATTATTGCTGACGGCGGTTGTACTTGTCCTGGAGATGTAGCAAAAGCATTTGCAGCCGGTGCTGACTTTGTAATGCTAGGCGGTATGCTTGCTGGACACGATGAAGGTGGCGGTGACGTTATTACTAAAAGGTATATGACTAATGAAATGTCAACTGGCACAACCAATAAAATAGAAGAAAAACAGTTTGTGCAGTTCTACGGTATGAGTAGTGATGCCGCAAACACAAAGCATTTTGGTGGACTTAAAGACTATCGTTCATCAGAAGGTCGTGAAGTACTTGTTCCTTACAGAGGAGAAGTAGCGGCTACAGTGCAGGACTTGCTAGGCGGATTGCGTAGCACTTGCACATACGCAGGCGCAGAAAGATTAAAGAATTTGAGCAAGTGTACCACCTTTGTTCGTTGTACACAACAATTTAACGCAGTTTACGCAGGAAAGTAATTTAATGGATTTAAGTATTTTATATAGCGGGCAAGTTTATCTTTTTCTAATTGTATTTGTAATGATGATTGCAGGTATGATAAAAGAGAACGACTTGTTCAAAGACATCTTCTGTTTCTTTGAACAGAATTTAAAAAGTAAGAAAGCGGTAGTTGCTATTGTAAGTGCCCTAACAGGACTACTACCTATCAAAGGTCGTGTTACAGTTAGTGCTGGAATGTTAGACACACTTGCACCTGACAAAGGTTGTTGCGGGCGAGAAAAGTTTGGACCAATTGATTATGTAAGCACACACCACTACTACTTTTGGTCACCACTAGAGAAAACAGTTATTCTGCCAATGGCGGCGTTCGGACTAAGTTATGGTGCATTTATGAGTATGATGTGGCCATTGCTTGCTGTAAGTATTGCTTTTATTCTCGGCTACTTGATATGGGGTGTTAAAGAAAGTGATATTCAATTAAAAGATTGTGGGACAGAAATTAAAGTAAGTCGTATCACACGTTATGTATTTCCATACATTGCAGGTGTAGTTGCTATTGTAGCTGGCGTAGACTTTATGTGGTCATTTGGATTGCTTACATTGTATTATATGTTTTGTACAGCAACATTTGATATTAAGAAGTTACTAGGTTATGTTGACTGGAAACTTATAGGCTGGGTAGCTCTTATTATTGCTCTAGCTAACTTTGCTGTCTCTAATACAGAAGCAATTAAAACAGGATTAGAAAGTACAGGATTGGACATTAATACTCCGCTTGGCTTTATTGGTCTTAGTGTGTTTAGTTTCTTAGGTGCATTTGCACTAGGAAGCAGTTCACGCTTTGGTGCTATCACAGTGTTGATGGCAAGTATATATGGATTGGAGTATCTTCCTTGGTTCTTTGCAGTAGACTTTGTAGGCTATCTAATTAGCCCTATGCACAAGTGCGTAGCAATTGGTATGCTGTACTTTGGAACTAAGTTGAGATATTACATTACTATATTAGGCTTATGGGGTGGATTAGTAATCGCCGCCGCTGGGTTGACATTACTCATTTAAGAATGTATACTTAATAAAAAAACTTTATAAGGATAATATGAAAAATTTAATAATCGCAGGACTACTTGCATTTTTTGCAATAACTGCTGTTAGTGCAAATGACTTCAACTATACTGAAGTAAACACTTTTTTAAAACACAAAGATAGCGGAGTTACATTAGGCTTTAGAGAAAATATCAATTTAGATGTATCACAAATTATATTAAGGAAAGACTTTGATGGAACTCCTTATAGACTAGAATACAGAAATGTACAAAAAGGTAACCAAGAAGAACACTGGATAAGAGCCCAGATGAAAGGTTTCCAACAAGGTGCTCTATGGTACAATCACAGAGTTGAACATCGTGTTAGAGAAGGAAAAGATAATGTATTTCGTTATCGACCACAGTTTGGTTTCAAACCAGCCTATCTTACTATTTTAGGTGGCAAACCTTTTATAACATTAGAACCACAGTGGAATTATAATTATAATTCTAAAGAAGCAAGCTATAGTCATCTACAAACGTTTACAGGCATTGAGTACATAGTAAATGATAAGTTTACAGTTGTACCATATCTTGAAGTTGACTTCGATACAAACTTCAATAAAGATGTTGCTTTCTTTATTGTTGATTTCAAAATGAAATTGTAATAAAATAACAAAGGTAATTAATATATGAAATTAAGAGCAATTCAAGACAAAGTTATTGTTAAAGCACAAGATGCTGAAAAAGAAACATCAGGTGGCATTATCATTGCAAATGCACAAAACGAAGGAATTACAAAAGGACAAGTACTATCAATCGGCCCAGGTGCATACGATGAAACTAGCAACAAATTTATTGCTACAACAACGCAAGTAGGAGATATGATATTATTTAATCTAGGTGGTGGAGTTGCATTTACACACAACGACGAAGAATACGTAACTATTACCGAAAAAGAAATAATTGCAGTCGTAGCGTGATAAATAAAAGTGTAGAAAGGACTGATTCTTTTTTACACTTAACTGGCACGCCGAAAGGGTGCTAAATTTAAATCTTGCTTATTATAAGGAGAAAACAATGACAAGACTAACAACTCTAGACCTACCACAATTCCACAGAGCTACTATTGGCTTTGACAGACTATTTAATGAACTCGAAAGAGGCTTTGCAAACAGTCCAAACGGAAATGGTTATCCCCCATACAACATCGCACAAGTCAACGAAGACGAGTATATGATCTCTCTTGCGGTTGCTGGCTTTGGTATGGACAATCTTGAGATTACTAAAGACGGTGATCAACTACAGATTGTAGGAACTGCTCCTAAGGGAAACGAAACAGTAAACTACCTACACAAGGGCATCGGCGGGCGCAACTTCCGCAGAGAGTTTACCCTTGCTGACCACGTTAATGTAGCAGGCGCAACACTAGAATTAGGTATGCTTAATGTACACCTAGTACGTGAAGTACCAGAAGCATTAAAACCAAAGACGATTGAAATTAGAGATAATTCGGTAATCGAAGGTAAAAAAGGCAAGTAATTGTCTAGGGGGAGTGAAATATCTCCCCCACTTTATAATTAGGAGAATTAAATGAGTACCGAATTTGTTAATGACGTACAGATTGACGAAGTAGTAAAAAAGAAAGCTGAAGAACCTTTGAGATACAAAGTGGTGTTGCTTAACGATGACCAGACACCAGTTGAGTGGGTAATCAAAGTACTTGTGGATATTTTTAAACACACAAACGATACTGCTGAAAAAATTACACTAACCATTCATAACGAAGGTTCGGGTATTGCTGGCATATATACGTATGAGATAGCTGAACAAAAGACAATCGAAGCTACAACAGAAAGCAGGAATCACGGATTTCCATTGCAGATTAAATTGGAGGAAGAATGAGCAAACTTAAAGAGCTTACTTGGGAACATCACAAGAACGCAGAAAGACAAGAATTTGCATCACTAATGATGAGTGGGAAATTGCATCCAGACTTATATGCAACTTACCTTTGGAACCAACATAAAAAATACGACCTATTAGAAGCAATGTGCGGAGCACACGGCATCTTCTCTGAGCTTGGACAAAATTTATCACGTAAACTTTTTATTGAAGAAGACTTTAGAGAGCTGTGGCATCACGACGCAGAGCCAAAACTAGTTGCAAGTACAATTAATTATCTTCAACATATGCGAGATATAATGCACGACCGAGATGCACTTATGGCACACGTTTATGTATTGTATATGGGTGATATGAGTGGTGGCCAAATGATTAAAAAGAAAATCCCAGGTGAAGGCCGAATGTATGACTTTGAAGGTGATATACCTGCGATTAAAGATAAAATTAGAGAACTTACTACAGACGATATGGCAGACGAAGCAAAATGGGTTTTTGACTCGGCTACGCAACTTTTTCAAGAATTAATGGAGTTAGACCTTGAGCATACTTTGGAACCATCTGATACAGTGTCAGAATGACATTATAGATATTTTTAACGATCGGGCAGTAGAATTTGACGAACCTGGTCTAGCACACTTTAATAGTGATACTTGGGTTAATAGAGTATGGCACAACGATAGTGTACGTAGAGCGCACATAGACGTTGTAGATGCTCGCGAGTCAAGAGGCTTGTGGATGATGCACGTATGCGTATTTCCTGTGCTTGACAACAATGGTCCTATATATGGATTTGATGTTATTGCAGGCAAGAACAAAATGACAGGTGCATTCCACGATTTTAGTGCAAGTAGCGGCGGAGAAGACCATCCAATGATTGATGGCTACAAAGAAGCAGTAGCAGAATTTATTCCTAGTAAACAAAGACAGTTGCCAGAATGGGCAACTAACATCTTTACAGATAAAATGCTTGCCGCAGGTAACGTAAGCTCTGAAGAAGAAGCTGTTGCTATTATTGATCTAGCATTAAATAATCTACGTGCATACTTTGATGAGATAGGTGAGTTTGACGGCACAGGTGATAGAGATATAACTATTGCTGCACAAAACTATTACTGTGAAAACCAGCAACAAAATCCACATACTCCTCGTACAATGAAGAGCCTAGGACTTGATGAAGCAGACGTAGATAAGTTTTGTACTGATATGCTGTTTCCTAAGATAAATACTTAAAAGAAATAGGAAACTTCTAATGCGTTTTAATGAATTCAAGATTGTACGGTCAAAAGTAATATCCGAAGCAAAAGGTTTTTTTGGTAGAGACGCCGGAGATAAATTTACACATCAAGATGGCAGAGAATATGCTATTGTACAAGTAGTTGCATTTCCTGATGCAAAGCAGAGTAAATTTGAATCACCTGAAGAGCGTGATGACGTTATTGATCAGTTTCAAGAAGAACACGGTGAAATAAAAATTGAATGGGTTAACAAGCCTGCTTCAAATATGCTTTCATTTGGTATTGCACAATTAGACGACCAAGATGGCAACCACGTATTCTGGGGCAAGTATATGCAACAGGTAGGCTTTGACTTAATGGGTAGTTGGGCCAATAAACAAACTCCTCCAGGATGGGCTCTACAAACTAAAGGAGCAAAAAAGTTTGCTGCTGGTTTTGACCCACAAGCACTAATTCGTACTGAAAATGAATTCCAAGGTATTGATTCAATTATTAATACTGTTGAGAAAAACTCACAAGACCAAGTTAAAGATGTATTTAAAGAAGCTCTACAAAATCTAGCACAAGGACGTGGCGAAATTGTATTTCCACAAATGTACGAGCAACAAGCAGCCATTCGTGATTACTTTGGCGAAGTTATGCAACCTGTTGCACTAATGGGCGGTGTGATTAAAGGACAAGCTGAAGATGCTAGACAAGTATTAGCAGACGGTGCTGAATGGCGCGACTGTAGAGTTATGTGGCCAATGAGTATGAATGCTGCCCTGTGTGATAGTTTTATGATTGCACCCAACGGCGCACAAATTGGTATCAGTTCAAAAGGTGGACAAGGTGCTGCCGCAAGTTCAAAGAATTTACACGATGCTGTTCTTAAAGCACGTAAGAACGGTAATGACATTGTTGAAAAAGGTGGAGTAGCAGAGTTTGCTGCAAAACTAGTAGGTGTTATTGCTGGAAATAGTCAGTATGAAGGTCCTATTGAAGTAGGTAAAATGTTAGGCATTGAAGGCATCGACGATACACTAGGTGCAGAAATTAAAAAATATATCAAAGAAGGTAAGACAGATTTAAACGATATGTCACCACAAGCACAAAAGATTGCCGAACCGTTTGCATTTAAACTAGAAACTAAAGGATTTAATACAGGATATGCATTACTAAGTGCAGCAAGTAAAACTTGTGCTAAATTAGTAAATGCAGATGACAACTTTAGTAAAGGTGCTATTGCGCTACTAAATCAATCAGACATTATTCAATTATATACTAAGATGGGTAAAAGAGGCGACGATGCTGTACTAGGTGAATTTAAAGCAGTTTATCCACCAACGTTCTCAGGCAGAGTATTACTTGAAGGTGGCAAGAACTATTATAGTTCGCGTGTTGGTGGCAAGATGGCCTTTGCTATTGGCAAAAAATAAAAACTAATAAGATAATTTATATTTTTTCATTTTAGCAATTAGTGCAGTGCGTCCTACATCTAAGGATTGCGCTGCTTTTGTTTGATTACCACTTGCTAATGCTAGTGCATTTATAATCCGTTCACGTTCTAAAGTTTCTAGTTCTTGAGCTAAACTGTATTGTGTTTCTTCGGGCAATATTTCTCCCCACATAGTATCAAACATATTAAAAAAATAGGCTTGTTCTGCCACTCTTTGGTTTTTTTCTTTATCAGTTTCTCGCTTAAACATTTTAATTTCCTCTGTCTTCTATTTTTGATAAAAATCTGTTAAATACATATGGGCGATACTCAATTAAGAATATCACTTAAAAAGGAGCATTTTATGAGATTTTTGTTTAGCATAATCGTATTTATTACAGCGACATCCGTAAGTGCAAGCGATTTGACGTTTGACTTTAAAAGTCCTGCCTTTAGTGGCATTGGATATAGTAGTCATATTTTAACAATTGAACAGCTAGAAGCTAATCGTAAGCAAAAGATTAAAGACGACAAGCAGGCTGATCTTGACAAAGCAGAACGAGACCTAAAGTCGACTAACGCATACAAATTTAAGAACAACTTAGAGTCACGCATCTATGCAACTCTGTCAAAGCAGATTGCAGATAGTATGTTTGGTGAAGGTGCTACTATTATAGATAACGAATGGTACACTAGTGAAACACCTTTTGGTGACACAGTAAGTTGGAAGAGAGAGAACAATAGAATATATGTAAAAATTCTAGATAGTAATGGCAATGTTGTAGCAGAATTCGACGTACCAGTTGGGGAGTTTGCATTTTAATGAAATTTGCTATATTAGTAATGGCAGCAATACTAACGCTCAGTGGTTGCGCAAGTGTGGTTAACATACCTGAGCCAGAAATGCCTGTTTTAGTAAGGAACACAAATACAGAGTTTCATAACTTGCCAGCGCCATTAACTGGCAAACTAGTAGCAGCAGTATACGGATTTACAGACAAGACAGGACAACGTAAGCCTAGTGATAAGATGGCCAACATTAGTACAGCCGTTACACAAGGTTCAGAAGTGTGGTTAATTAAGGCACTGCAAGAAGTTGGCAAAGGGCAATGGTTTCAAGTAGTAGAGCGTGTGGGCTTAGATAATTTAACAAAAGAACGTCAGATTATCCGCCAAGCAAGAGAAAGCGTAGGAGATGAAAGACAGTTAAAACCTATGTTGTTTGCTGGTGTAATAATAGAGGGCGGGATCATAGGGTATGATTCCAATGTACTAACTGGCGGTGCTGGTGTTAGATATTTAGGTATAGGGCCTAGCACACAATATCGACAGGACATTGTTACAGTAACTATGCGTATGACTAGTACACAAACAGGCGAAGTGTTGTTAAGCGTAAGTACTACTAAAACAATTATTAGTTCAGGCAGTAGTATGACAGTGTTTAAGTTCTTTGATATGGGCACAGAAAGTTTTGAAGCAGAAGCAGGACACACTATTAACGAGCCAGTAAACTATGCAGTAAGAGTAGCAATTGAACAATCAGTTGTTGAATTAATAAAAGAAGGCGAAAAACGTAACCTTTGGAAGTTTAAAGATGAAGAACTTGAATAAATAATTGAGGAATTAAGTAGGTGTAAAATTATTTACACCAAGGTAGGTAAATACAACGTATAGTAGTAAAGGGATTACTATGCAAACAAGGGGGCAAAATATATGTCAAAATTAAATAGAATGGTATTACCATTCCTGGTTGGGCTGCTGTGGACAACGGCAACAATAGCCAGTGATGTCTACATCGATCAGGCAGGTTCTACAACTACGATTGACATCACCCAGACAGGATCGGGCAACACTGTTGGTAGTAGTGGTACAGCAAGTACTATTATTGGTGACAATAGTAATATCGATCTTGTACAAACAGGATCAAATAACACAGCTGATATTGAAACAGCAGTAGGTGCAAGTGGTACTACTATCGACTACACTGCAACTGGTGGAACTAACATATTAGACGTTGATATTAGTGCAGCAACAGATACTACATTAACAACAACAGTCACAGGTGACAGCAACGAAGTAACACTATGTGGTTCGTTAGCTACAAATGCAACAGCAGTATCAAGTGCATCTTGTGCAACTGAACTATCTGCTAACTCAACAACTACTAACCTAGCTATTACAGGCGACAGTAACAAAGTAGCAGTTGGTGCAGATTCAGCTAGTGCTGTAAACAACATTACACTTGGTGCTAACACTGTTAGTGACTTGAATGTTGTTAACTTATCACAAACAGGGTCAGGCGTGCCTGTAGTGACACTTAACGTTGATGGTGATTCCAATGCCGTTAACATCACACAAAACTAAACTACTAGCGTTCACACTAGGGGTACTTTTATTAGTACCCCTATCCGTGTTTGCAAAAGTAGGCGAAATTACAAAACAAATTGGTCAAGACGGCAGCATCTCAAGAGATAAAGATACCATTGTAACTAATGAAGGCGTAGGTATCAATATGAATGATGCTATTACAACTTCAAAAGCTAAACTAGAACTTACATTTGATGACAATACTAAGGTATCAATAACACGACAAAGTAAACTAGTCATTGATGACTTTGTATATGATGCTACCAGTGGCACAGGTAAACTAGCAATGAATGTTGCAATGGGCACGGTACGGTATGCATCAGGTGCTATTGCTAGGAACAGTAGAGAAAACGTTAGACTAAGAACTCCCACAGCAACTATCGCAGTACGTGGTACAGACTTTACTATGACAGTGGACGAGATAGGACGCAGTCTTGTTATCCTATTGCCTAGTTGTCCTACTCCAACAACGTGCTTCACAGGAGAAATTGAAGTTAGTACAGACGTCGGCATAGTTTTACTAACCCAAGCATTTCAAGCAACTGTTGTTACTAGTAAAGATGCAAAACCTACGAAACCAAAAATACTTGATATACTAGAACAGAACATTGACAATATGTTAATTATTAGCCCACCTAAAGAACTACCTGGTGGTATGGCATATATAGATCAAGCAGACGAAGCTAGTTTTTTAGAAGATGATGCATTTATATTTGAAGACTTAATTACAGAATATCTAGAAGACGAGTTAGCATACGGCGAGCTTGACATTGACTTTTTAGACTTTGAGTTCCTTGATAATATTCTAGACCTAACTAATATGTTAGCCGACGATGAACTAGCTATAGATCCTGTGTTGCCAAACATACATCAGTTTAAAAGCTACATACAGTACAGCTATAATGAAGAAGGTATATTCTTATTTGCTGAACGTCCGCCGCACGTTACACAAATAAGGATGGAACGCTTTGTATACGGCTATGTAAATATAACTATGGACGGAATTGAAGCACCGCTTATGATCAACGATGGAGGTACAGATGTTATCATTAATATCACGCAGTCTAACTAGTGCCTTAGTAATACTATGCTTTGCTACAAGCGCAATGGCTGACACTGGTACTCCTGTAATGAATGTAAGTGGACAAGGTAGTGACTATATCTTTGTATACCAAGGAAATGATACAGCAACATACGCAGACTTATCAGCTTTAGGCAATTCAATTATTGGATGGACTGCTACTTGCACATCAGGAAGCTGTACAGTAGGAGATGTGTTATACGTCGGTGGTGTTGGCGGCAATGAGCACAATGACTACTTATTCTTATATACAGAGGATAGCGATGGCAATGTTGCTTATCCAGTATCGGGAGCTTGGTACAGTTTTGAAGCACCAGCAGCAGCAACACCCACTCCTGTGTACGGGAGCACCGCACTAACAACAGCGCAGCAATCTAGAGTAGATGCTGCATTAGCTGCATACAACTCAGGGCAAGGTGATACAGTTGAAGCAACCATAGTCGGTGATGAAAATCTAGTAAACATTATACAAGCTGGAGGCGTAAGTTATTTAAACTTAATGATTAGCGGTAATCTTAATTCATTTGATTCTGAACAGGATGTAGCTCCAGGCTCGCACGGATACATCGAGGCTACTATAATTGGCGACAGCAATGATGTTGATATATTACAAAAAGGCAGAGCCGTCGACGGCACTGGCAATAAAGCAGCCATAGTTACTATAACAGGAGATAGTAATACTGTTGATATAAGGCAACACGGTCTTGGTGATAAGTTTGTAGACTTAGAAATTACCGGCGATGATCACACTGCTAGTATATTTCAAAATGGTGCTGGTAATCATTCTGCTAGAGTGGCGCTTGACGGCACACAACCTTGGAACTTTGACCTAACACAAAAAGGCGCAACTGATCAAACATATACACTACCACACGCAATGAGTGATGGCAGCAGTGTAAGCGGAACTTGTATGGCTATCGGCGGCTGTAATTTAACTATCGTCCAGCAATAGCAATAAATACTGTTATGGAGCAGCGCAATGTTATTGAGAAGAAACTACAAGAGTCGGAATCACTGTTAGTACATCATCATCTAAAAACTCGTAACAACGCTCAAGAACCATATTGTCCAGTAGTGACCTACGACGGAATAACAAAGAACCCGGATTACAAGCAACGACCAATTCGGCACTATTAAAGGATTTAAAAGATGAAAAGATTACTAAGCCCTTGGTGGGCATTATTAACCTTAGCAGCATTAGTTTACGTGTTTGCAACACCGACTAACTTTATACAAAGTATCAAACTAAACTACTTTGATCAATTAATTATTAGTCAAGAACCAGTAGAGAATAATATCTATGTTGCAGAGATAGACGAAGCAGCACTAGAACTGTACGGACAGTATCCATTTCCACGCAACATATACAGCGACATTATCAAAGACTTATATAACAGAGGCGCAGGCTTAGTTGTATGGAATGTAATGATGCCTGAGCCAGATCGCTTTGGAGGTGATGTTGAACTATCTGAAACTATGTTAGCATTGCCAGTTATCCTTGCTAGTCGTCCTAGTGACAAAACAAAGAACCAACCTATCAATCCAGGTGCCGCAATAATCAACTCAGACTACTTGGACACTATACTGCCTTATGGCGGTATAATTGCAAACATACCTATACTAGAAAACAACTCAGTAGGCGCAGGAATTGTAAGCACAGAACCAGAGATAGATGGTGTAGTGCGCCGTATGCCTACGGTTGCTGTTGTAGACGGAGTATTGTATCCAAGTCTAGCACTAGAAACATTACGTGTTATAGCAGGCGATCCTAGCTTTCAAATCAAACTAAGTCCAATTGGCATAGACAAAATGCGTATACCACAGTTTGGTATTATTCCCACAGATGCACAAGGCAGAGTATGGATAGACTGGAGTCAGCGCAACAAGAGCGCAAGCATAACTAACTTACCAGATGACCTTGAAGGCGCTGTTGTTATTGTAGATGTAACAGCAGCAGGTATTGCTAATCCTGTACCAACAGCAATGGGCGCACAGTTTGCAGGCACAACGCAAGCAGCAGTACTAGGAACTATGTTTGCCGGTACAAATATACAACGCCCTCAATGGGCAACACAAGCAGAGCTACTAGCACTTGTGATAGGAGGCTTGCTACTAATTGTATTAAGTCGTTGGATGCTTGTAGGGCTTGCTACAACGGTTGTATTGGTAGGTAGCGTAGTTCCTTATTCAATGTATGCATACGCAACAGACAAGCTGTTACTAGACGTTACAGCACCAGTTATTACATTTGTGCTAATTGCATTACAAGTGTATGGTATTAAGTTTGTGCGTGAGTTCTTAGAGAAGCAAGCAATTAAGAAACAGTTTGCAGGATATGCATCTCCTACTGTTGTTAAGATGTTACAAGAAAATCCAAGTCTAATCAAAGACGGTCAGAAGAAAGAAGTTAGTATTGTGTTCTCAGACTTGCGAGGCTTTACTCCATTAGGCGAAAGTTTCGGCGATGACGTTAAAGGCTTAACAACTATTATGAACGGGTATATGGATGCTATCACCGAGCCTGTGTTAGATGCAGATGGAATGATTATTAAGTACATAGGTGATGCAAGTATGCACATACACAATGCACCCATAGACGATGTACAACATCCGCGCACAGCAGTACAGTGCGGATTAGATATGCTTAAAGCAGTGGAGAAATTTAATGAAGAGATCATCTTACCCCAAGGACGACCACCTGTTGGAATGGGCGCGGGAATTAACAGTGGACTGGGTTACATTGGGGAGATGGGATCAACTGCTAGACACAGTTATGACATCCTTGGAGACGCCGTCAGCACAGCCGCAAGAATTGAAAGCAAATGCAAAGAATACGGATGCGTCCTCTTAGTAGGCGGAGCAACTGTAGAACAGTGTAAGAAAGAGTTCTTCTTCTTAAAAATAGACGACTTGGCTGTTAAAGGCAAAACAGTTGGTATTAGTATCTACACAGTGCTAGATGATGTTAAACCGCATTACAAAGCAAGTAAGCGTAGACACGAAGATATGCACAAAATGTATCAACAACAAAGATTCCAAGAAGCAATCGAAATGTGTACTAAGTTAAAGCCACAGTTTGAAAGTAAGATGGAAGGGTATTATGATATGTGGATTGAACGCTGTGAGTATATGCTAACACAGGACTTGCCTAAGGACTGGAATGGCGTGTTTATTGCCACGTCGAAATGATGAACACTATATTAATTAATTCTACTATTAAAATACTAATGATAATAGCACAATAAACATCACAGTGCTTCCATAAAACATTAGCAACTTTATCCAAGGCGGACCTCCGTTGCTCTTTGCTGCAGATACTACTTTTTTCCTGCACTGGTACTCCTTTGTTGGTCTGGCTTGCCGGTTGAATTAAATGTTTGGTTTTGACTTTGGTACTTGGCTACAATCTCTTCTAGTTCAGCTTTACGTTTTTTGTCTAGTTTGCCTTGATGTTCTAGTACCATACTAAGTTTAGTGTTTAATCGAATCATATCGTTGTCCAACATACGTACACGATCAACAAGTTTAATAAGTGTACCCATACTAGCACCAATAACAGGATCAATGGTTTCAGTTACCCACTTCCAGATAAAGAATATAAAATAGCCCATACCAAAAGCAGCAATGACTGGAAAGCCAAAGTCTTTGATCATATCAGCTATATTCATTTCCATTATTTTAGTGTCCTTTTAATCCACAAATAAATTGCATACACTACTAATAGGTATGCTGTGGCTATTGTAACATCTACCATATGTTCTCGCATATTATAGATAAATTCTATGCCTGCCTGTACATCGCCCATACCGGCAACATCATCTTCTATTGTAATAGTTTTAACTACTCCGGCGTCAGTAAACTCTACACCAACTCTGTCTGTTTCGGCGAAGCATTCAGTAATGCAACCATCTTCGGATGACTCTACTGTTTGGTTAATATCTATATCTGACATCAGTCTCTCCTTGCATCGTCCTTGCCTTCGTTAGCAGCTATTCTGTCTACATTAGGCTTTACACCAAGAGCGTAACTCATTAGTGCATCTATCTTAACTAAGTCGTTGTTCATTGTTTGTACACGGTTATCTAACGAACCGATAATACCTTTAAGTGTATTAACACTATCAGTAACACCTGCTAAAATAAAACTAAGTGTTAAAAATACAAAATAGCCAGCAGCTAATGCTCCTGCAATTGGGAACCCTACTTCGCTTGCTAATGTTAAAAAATCCATAGATACCCTCTAATAAGTAAAAAGCGCCCTCACGCTTTAATTACTAGTATTTATACTCAGTTAACTTTAAATCTTAACTCCATAAATACTCCACCGAAGGGAATATCTATGAAACATTGGTTAGGCACTACTATAATAGTTTTAATGGCGGCTTGTACGTCAACTGGACACACTATAGAAAACATTACAGAACCTAGAAAACTTATTAATCTAGGTCCAATCAATCCTGTTTATCTAGCAGTACAGTACAACGGAATGCACGAACGCACAGATAGAGCAGAACTTAAAGAACTACTAGATGTAGATCCTGTGCGTACGGAATGGTGTGCTGCCTTTATTAATGCTGTACTTGAAGAAAGCAACATTGTGAGCAACAACAGTCACAAGTACCCACTTACAGCAAGAGCGTTCTTAGATTGGGGAGATAGTATAACAAAAGAAAATATTCAACCCGGTGACATTGTAGTATTTCCAAGAGGCGATCAAGGATGGCAAGGACACGTAGGATTCTATTTAAAAACTCAAATAATTAACAAAGTTGAATACTATCTTATACTAGGAGGAAACCAATCAAGTCGTGTAAGCATACAAGCATATCGTTCTAATAATGCATTGGGCATTCGTAGAGATTCTCCTATATAAAAAGGTTGACAAACTTCTAAATATCTAGTATAATTAACTAATAGTCAAACTATTAAGGAGATACTATGATTGAAGGTTTTAAGATTCCAAGTACAACATTTCGAGTTAGATCAGGCGACTCTGTTTTAGAACAAGGTTGTAGTTTTGACGAAGGTACTTGGGCTACAGTTTCAACAGATGAATACTTTAAAGGTAAGCGTGTAGTATTGTTTAGTCTACCAGGCGCTTTTACTCCAACGTGTTCGTCAACACAACTTCCAGGCTTTGAAACACATTACAAAGCAATTAAAACAATGGGCATTGATGAGATCTACTGTTGTTCAGTAAATGATACATTTGTTATGAACGCTTGGGCAGAAGTATTAGATATTAAAAATGTAAAAGTTATTCCAGATGGATCAGGCAACTTTACTCGCTTTATGGGTATGCTGGTTGGTAAGAATCACGTAGGCTTCGGAATGCGTAGCTGGCGTTATATGTGCGTTATTAATGACGGTATTGTAGAACAATGGTGGCAGGAGCCTGGGATTAACAATGATGGTAGTGACTCAGATCCGTACGGTCAAACAACACCCGAAAATATGATGGACTACTTAGACACGGACGAAATATCAATTGACTGAATACGAGTTTTATAATTGGGATAATCTTATTGGCGCAGATGCTAGGCAGCATTTGCGTACAGATATTGATCACGTAATTGACAATGGAAGTTACTGGACCAATAGCCCTCCCTATCAAACTAATATTAATGTTTTTGGATTGCCCAATGAACACTGGAACAATTTAAAAATGAGCTTTATTTGGAGTTGTTTTGCTTTTATGAAACAAGAACGCCAAATAAAAACTATTAAGAGTTGGGGATATAAAACTAATTTAGAAACACAAGAAGATAGAGACAACTATTGGCATCAACATATACGTGATGCCAATATTGTTCTTAGTGGAGTTTATTATATTAAACTTCCTGAAAACGCAAACTTAGATACAAGTGGTACTGAGCTTGCACACACAACGCCAGAAGGTGATACAACTTATGTTCCTGCAAAGCAAGGACATTGGTTGATATTTCCAGGTAAGACTTGGCATCGACCTGGCATACTTGAAAGCAACGATTGGCGGTATATTGTTGCTGCTGATATGGAGATATAATTATGGCAACATCGGAAGAAAGAAAAGAACTAGTAGAAGAACTTAAAGGCCCGCATTACTACAGAATTACAGTAAATGGCTACGGTGGCGAGACTGTGTTTGTAACGATATCAAAAGAAGCAAGAGAATGGTGGGCTGAGGTTACTGGCGAACACGGCGATGGTGACTTAGTACAATATTGTATCGGTAGTGAAGAATGGACTGCTGATGAAATCACCAGTGGTAAATCAGACATTGAGTTTGATAATATTTTTGCAGAAGATATACCTCAACACGCATTATTCTTACACGACCCTAAGGAGCCAGAAGCAACTGGATCTCCTTGGTACGAAGCAGCGGGTGAGAAATTCCACAATAACAACGTAGAATGTAATAGCGCATATATGACTATTGAAAAAGTAGACGGTGCGGAGTATGATTCTAAATATCTTAAAGATATAATCGATGGCGAAGGCATTAACGATTTTGTACAACGTATCGGAGATGCTACAGATTGGGAAATTGAATCACAAATTGGTTTATCAGAAACAACTGATTATAACGGCGATGCACGAACTTGGGAATCAATGGACAAAGGCGACCAAGTATTTCAATTCCATTCAGCAGAAAAGGGTACATTCTTTGAAGCCTGTCTAGAAACTCCAGGATTGTTTGATGAAACAAAATTAAAAGTAATTGTTGATGAAGACGCTGCCGGTAATGACTTAGTATGGGGATTTACATACGATGGTGAAGAAATTGACAACGAAGGCGGCGGTGATACTAATGGCAAAGGATACTATGCTTGGGTGTGGGAACAACTCTAATTAAGCAGTATGGATTTTATATCTTTAGATGAGTGTACGGTGGTTTGTATAAAACTACTTAAAAACACAAAATGTTTAGCAAGCACAGGAAATAATTCATCATTCATTGTGCTTGCTATGTCATACGAAGACGAGCCAATATCTTGATAAAATTTAAGATTGATACCACTACGTTTTTTATACTCAGGAAATACTCCGCTTACAAACAAACAAGTATCACCAAGTTCTTTTGCTTGATGACTAGATTTAATTGTAAGGAACATCTCAGTAAATGTTAAGTCAGGTGGAATGTCATCGCGATCAACGAAGTCAGTTAATAACATTACAATGTACGCTTCAATATGATGCGGCAAGTCGTAACCAGTTGAAGATTGTGTATTCTTCACAACATCATAGAAGGCCGAGTAGTAAGCATCCTTCATATAAATATTTATCACAAAGAGGAACACCCAAATGAGCGAAGAACAAAAAGCATTTATATATAAAGTAGAAGATATTTTTGAAGACATCCCCGATGATCCAAAAAATATGAATATGACAATACCTCCAGAAATAATGGAGAAAGTAGGTCTTAAAGAAGGTGACACTATCAAAATTTCGTATGGAGATCAAGGCACTATAATCTTTGAAAAAGTAGACAAAAAGGAGACAAATGAAAAAGAAGAAACAGGGGACTAATACAGCACCTGACAAAGGACTTTTAGAGTTCGAAGGGTCTATTATAGATGTTTTACCTAACCAAATGTTTAAGGTTGAACTCGATAATGGACATATGATAACTGCATACACTGGTGGCAAGATGCGCCAATACAGAATAAGATTAGTACACAGCGACCGAGTAAAAGTAGAAATAAGCCCATACGATCTGTCCAAAGGACGAATAACTTACCGAAATTAACATCATTATACTTGACATTCTAGTACTCTGATTGTATAATATATATATAACTTAAACAAATAAGGGTAATATATGTTTATTGAAGTCACTGGCGGCAAAGAATATCAGCGTAAACGTGTACAAAGCATTGCTGAGTTCTGTGTTGAGACACTTATGCCACGTATGCGTACCCTTGAAGTTACTATAACATTGAAAAAGCCTAAGGGTGCTATGGGCTATTGTCTAGAGCTTGACAATAATCGCGAGTTTGAATTAGAAATTGATAAGACACAACCACTTCGCAAATTGCTAGAAACTGTAGCACACGAAATGGTACACGTTAAACAATTTGCTCGAAGAGAACTGCACCCTGCAAATGATACTTGGTATGGTAAAACATATAATCCTAAAAAAGTAAGCTACTGGGATCTTCCTTGGGAGATAGAAGCACACGGCCGCGAGGTTGGACTGTTTGTACGCTGGTGTGAAGCAAACGACCTAGGAAATTACAGTTGGGCGCAGGTATAATAAATACAGTATGAGATATATAGAAATGGTAACACCTAGAAAAACAGAAATAGCACTTTATAAAGCTGCCCAGGCTCACCTCCTTTCGAAAGGACTTAACGCAGGGAATCACCAAAAATCAAAAGTGACGAATGTTACGCATATTAGAATTCAGAACAGTCTTAAAGACATTGAAAATGTTGTTAGGCAAATGAAAGTTGATTTGCATTATGATAACGTACCAAGTCTATCAAGCAAGTATACAGATGAATTTGCAATTACATTCCCTAAGGGATATGAAGTTGAAGAACTTGCTGGACAAACTATATATGCACTAAGTAAGTTAGTAGGCGATACTAAAGTTTCTCAAAAGCAACTTATTCCAGCAAAACTTGGATTAGGCAGTGAAGTATATAAAAAGTCTACTCTAGTATCAGCACTACAAAAAAATATTCCTAACGCAGTAGAAGACAAGTTATTACAGCAATTCCTGCTAGAACTTGTTGACGTTGCTATTGGTAAGAAACCTGCTGTTGATCCTGAGATAATGGAGCAACTAAATCCAGACACTGTTCGAATAACAGGAATTGATTTTGGTGAGATTCTAACTCCATTACTGCTATCAGACGATCAGGATGATATTGTATTTCCTGCAGGCAATGCAATGTTAGCAGATGTTGAGATCAACGGACGTCCATATAGTGTAAAAAGTGCTAGTGGAAGCGGAACAAGTTTTAAAGCTATTAAGAGTTATATGGATTCTTTTCAAGCAGGACTAAAAAACGGTGAAGTTGTTCTTTCGCAAGAAGAACAAGATATACATAAATTTTTTAGAACTTTTGTAGATACTGATGGAACAAATATTGATAAAATTATTGCTGCCAGTCAAGCAGTAAATACTCCCGAACACCAAAAGTTAGAACAAGTAACCGGCAAGAAAGACTTTTCTTACGCAGACTTAATAGAATATAGTAAAAACTTTGATAGTTACAAAAGTTTCCTTAAAACCATCTATCCTGTAAGTACAGCAGGAAATTATAAAATTAAAGATAAAGATAGACCAAACGGACTTCCTGCAGACTATCAATTTTATATGGGACTAACTGATAAGAAACCAAAGTCTAAGCAAGCAGGGAAACCAAGTTGGGATGCCAATCAAGGTAAAGCTGGAGCCAATATACTTGTATATGTTTTGGGCACTAGTTTCCTAGCAGATGCTAGAAAATTAGAAAAGACAGAAAAATACGGTGCATTAATTAAGCAAATACTTGGTAAAGTAAATGCAAGTCTTGCAAAAATTGATATAACAATGGCTGGCAAAATAACCATAAAGCAAACTAGATTCGACCAATTAAATTATGCTTTCCAATATCACGCACCTAGCCACATACCGGGCAATAATCTACCAGGATTTACACTAGTTTTAGATTAAATAATACTTGACATCTACCGTATAGATGCTATAATAATAGTATAAGCAATAATGCTTATATTAAAATATAGACAGAGACTCGGAGAGTAATAATGTCAAAGAATAAGCTATCACTAGCACCATTCGATCCGTCCGCCGGACGCAAAGATCGCACTGTAAACATCAAAAAAGTTGCACGTTTAGTTGAACAACGTACAGGCAAAGTAAAGCCTTGTAACGATGACCCCGAAGCAATGATGAAATTTGATTGGGTAGAACCAGACTTTGCATTTATTAACTATGTACGCCAACGTTATCCAGAACCATCACAAGTTAAAAAACTAGATAAAAAATGGAAAACGTATGTAATAACTCCACTACAAGCAAGAAAAGATAGTAATGGACACTTTTACATAGCAGACGGACAACAGCACGGCGTTTGTTATATCCTTAAATTTCCTGGAAAACGTATTCCTATCTTCTACTATGAAAGTGACGATCCAAATGTAGAATCCGAAATGTTGCTGGCACTGAATACAGACTCTATGCCAATGGCAAGATATTTTATTCACGATCAACAAGTCCAAATGGGACATAAACTTCCAATTGCAATTGAAGCAACTGTACGCAAAGCAGATTGTGAAATGGGCTACAAAATTAAACGTCCAGGTGCAATTACACACATTACAGACTTGTACATTGCAGAACAAGACTACGGCCTAGAAGCATTATACAAAGTACTTGTTAAGTATCGTTTGTACTGGCCAAATGAACAAATCAAAACTGCAACTATGATGGGCTTTCTTAAAGTTAAATTTCTAATGGAACAAGCAGGAGTATTTACTGACGAGTTGTTTGACGATGTATTTGCTGAATGTGCAGCTTTCTTCCAAAGTGCAGACAGACTGCAACTAGATATTAAAGATGAGTTTGCAATAACATATCCTACAAACTATAAAGGTATGGGTGTCAAAGAAAAGATAGCAAGCGGTATTATTAATGTATACGAAAACGCAACAAGCAAAACATTAGTTAACTCTCCGTTTATTATTAATATGCCTGCGATGGTGACTACTAATGTTGTACCCTAAGTATAATAAAGACACTTATCATACCCGAGAGTTATATCGTAAAGTATGTGCAACAGGCGACCTTAGGGTCGTTTGGGCTCATAAGAATTCTCAAAAGTGGGGAGTAGATTACAATACATATCTGAACCTTTGTGAAATACATTGTAGTTGTTGCGGTAGTACTTTGGACTACGGATTAGGTAAAAACAACACTAACAAAGCAGACATTAATACACCTAGTACTGATCATAAGATTCCTCGTTCGTTAGGCGGAACAAATGATATTGAGAATCTGTGGATTATTTGCAACAAATGTAATACCTTAAAGAACAATGCAACACACGAAGACATACAACGATACGAGAATATTATTAAAATGCTCAAAGAAACTAAAACAGGTTGACATTTTTGTAGTTCTGTTGTATAATATATATAATTAGGCAAACGGATAGAGGCACACAATGGTATCGAAGTTTAAACAAGATGAAATTACGTTTGAATTACGTCACGAGACGAAAGGTAGAGTTCCGTTGAAAACAGTTCCTACACAAGAAGCACTTGCTATGGCAGTTGCGGCACAGCGTATTAACGGTGCTTATATAAAAGACACTAGACGCTTTTCTGAAGTAGAAAATAAAACACAATTTGCTAACAAAGAGATTGTAAAGTTTGCATATCACGGTGATCCATCTTATTTGCCTACGGACTATGTACGTCCTGTGCCAACAGAAGAAGACTATGTTCAAGTAGCCGAAATCCAAAAGTGGATGCGTCGATACGTAATGCTTGGGCTAGGCGACTTAGACGACTTTAAGAAAGATATGATTGGGGCCGTAGTACAAGATACTGTACCTGTAAACAATCTAGGACGGGTTGCATTTATTCCAGAGTTTGTAAAGCGTGACCAACACGAAAGCGGATTGAAGAAAGAAATCCGTGTAGAATATAGAAACTCCCAAT